AATTTTATTTACTTCCATCTTTCAACCCATTAACTAATTTCTCGTTTGCGTCCACAATCTTCTGCATATCCTCAACGGATATTTCTTTTTCCAAAGGCTCGAAGAAATAAACCTTCTCGTCCTCTGTCTGGAAATACTCTTTCGTTACATTTATGACTTTCATATTTCACTCCTTAAATATACTACATTTTGGATTAAAAAGCAAGTGATTTTAACCGATTTCTTTTGATTTTGTTGGATTTTCATAAGCAGTTATATCCTTCCATTCCTCTGTTTCTATTTATTTTGAACATATAGAAGATGCAATAAGATTTAGAGACTTGAAGTAGTTGGCACAAAAGGACTCGAACCTTTAACCTCACAGATATAAGCTGCGCTCTCTAACCAGTTGAGATATGTGCCAATAACTAAAAAGGCTTTGTCATAGTAATTAATGAACAAAGCCTTTTTAAATTAATACAAGATGTCAGCTTAATTGGTATTTTTTTCTTTATTAACAGTAAAGTGACCTACCATTAGTCTATTTTGGCATTTTGGAGCCAGAAATGGGATTCGAACCCATGCATGTGTACCAGCTAAATGCGACATCTTTTTAAAATTAGCAAACAGTCAGTTTAAATAGTTTTTTGCTTTGTTATTTCTTCTCAAGAGAAACGCCTTTTCCAGTTTGGCTACAATACCCGAAGGTATTGATGGGAGTTGAACCCACAATTGCATGTGAACTACTCAAGAGCGACTGTTTTTTATAATTATTGAAAAAGTCAGTAACTATTGGTTTTTGTTTGCACTGGATTTGAACCAGCAACGGATCGTTCTAAAGACGATTGCTCAGCCAATTGAGCTTGCATGTGACCAGTAATCATGCGACTTTTTCTTATTTTCTTATGTCAAATAACGTAGTATAATATACAGCTTTTTTACTAAAAAGTCAAGTCTTTTTTACAACTTTTAACATATTTTTTTAACAAAATTATGATCTACTATATAGTTGTTTCTAATGTTTTTAGTTACAAAATCATAAATTGATATACAAGCTACTGATGCCAAAAAAGAGATAAAAACATACAGTTCTTGCTTATCACATGGGTCTTGAGAATAATTATTATCTGGTACTTCATAATTCTCATTCCAATGTACTAAGCCAGTAGGAATAGGGTTAAAGCCTACATGAATAGTGTTAAAGATTGTAGTAAAATTTCTTGCTTGTGGATTATCAAAACAATCAATCACTAAGCCAGCAATATGAGAATTAGTAAATAAAATATCTCCGTGATGGGTAATAATCTTATCAGCAGGAAAATTAAAGTTGCTAACAAGATAGGTTTTGAGAGCGTCTACTTTTTTCATGCCTACTGACTGTTTTAAACGAAGACGATGAGCTTTGTTTCTTGGTTCTACAATATCTTTATCATAGAGATGCAAAGAATCAATCTCAACAATATTTACAAGTTGGGCAATAGTTTGAGTACCTACTGAGCCACAACCCATCAAGTTTATATGCATTTAGAAATTCCTATCATTATGTTATCTACATGAGTATTTGTTCCGGTATCTACTTGATCCATAAACTTATTATATACTACAAATTCTTTATTTCCTACTATAACAAAATCATATATAAACTCTGTTTCAAACATAAAGTTAATTGCTCTGATACATTTTTTGTCTTGTTCAGAAATGTGTGGTTTGTCTTCAAAAGGATGTGTATGGCAAAAAAATACGTTCTCTTCTTCTTTGCTGTATATCTTTTCTTGCCAAAGCTCTAACAAGTCAAACTCTACACTATACTCAGTTCCTATTTTAAACTGAAACAGTTTTTGTTTTACTTCAATCCAAGCAACTTCTTTCATTCATTCCTCCTTGTAATATAAATTAAACCTTCATCTTCTTCAATATAAGACCGGTATAAAAGTATTAAAGAAGTAATAGATTGTGTTCTATCATATCCTGAAACACAAAAACCAGCATGAAGAACTTTCAATTTATCATCAATCAAAGTTACTATTTTTCTATCACATTCCCATTCAACAACAGTCCCGTTGCTACTGTTAAAATGAGATATATATTTTGCACCTGCTGTTTCAATAGCAATCTTTAACCTGCCATCGAATGTCTTTAGTTTTTCAAGTTCGCTTCGTTTCTTTTCAAGCTCTATTTCTTGAAAATGTTTATGGAAAAAATACCTTTGTTCAAGACTGAGAGACTTTACATCGTTTTTCTCTATTGCTTCTTGTAACTTAAAATCAAAACCTTCAAATGAATCACAAAAGCTAAATAATTGTTTGTTATAAAGAAAACAAGATATAGTAGAGAACTTATCTTCGCTTGTTTCTACTTCACTCTCAATAGGTAAACCGTAATGATTTGCTTGCTGAAAACTTTTAGGAATTATTAACTTATTACTAAAAACAGTGAATTTAATCTGTTTATCAAATTCTTGTTTAATATCCCAATGTTCAATTCTGTCAAACTTACCGGATTCTTCATTGTAAGAGTATAAACCATCGGAAAGGCCAACTCGTCTTGCAATTTTAACGAGCCAGCCTTTTCCTTTGATTTTGTTATTTTCTTTTTGGACAAGATACATTATTTACTCGGAACAAGATGCCACCATTTAGGCAGTTTAATGAGTTTAGTAGCCATAACACCATCAATAATGGCTTCTTCACCTTTCAAAGCAGTAGCAAAAGCAGTTACTACTTTATTGCTGCCTTTGAATTGCTCTGGAGTCATTTCAATTACATTATTAAAATTTCTAACAATATGATCGTGAAAGCCTCTGTGATAGTTACCTGTTTTGATAATAAGGCAATACTTACCTTTCATTCGGTTAAACACATCGAAAGAAGCAGTATGATCTCCGTCAGTAACAAAGATATTTAAGTCCGCATCGAACTCTTTTGCTTGAGGCCATAAAGCAGCAATATTAGTCCCGCCGCCAGCACTCAAACCATAAGCAACAGAAGAGAAACCTGCTTTGGTAAATTCAGGGGGAGTTTTAAGAACAACACCACGAGTATTAAACCATCCCCACTTCAAGTTATTTGCAGGATCAGGAATCATCTCAGCTACTGTAGTTGCAACATCAATAGCAATATCTTTGCTTTGAGACATGGAGCCAGAAAGATCAATATGAATAAACACTTTCTTGATTCCAAACTGGTCAAAAGCATAAGATACCGAAGACTTTCTTTGCTCTGATCTCACACTCTCTACAATCTTCTTAGTTTTATCTTCCATCTTGATTGTAGTATTCAGTCTGTCAGTTTCATCTCCTGTTTTAACAAGCTGAGACTGATAATGAACAACAAATTTCTCATTATTAAACAATCCAAGCTCTTGCCAAGTATTAGTATAAATAGCAAGTTGTCTTGGAGAAGCCTGAAGAGCCAAAGCAAGACCGATAGCAGGAGTAAGATTAGCAATTTGAGACATAGCAAGTTGGAAATTAATATTCTCTTTGGTAATTTTTTCTGCAACTTGTTTAGGAGAAAGACCATCAAACAAATTTACCGGAGCAGCCATAACAATATTTTTCCCTCTCTGTTTCCATCGAAGAATAGAAGCTGCTTTGTCAGAAGGGTAAATACCAAGCAACCGGTAAAGATTCTTGATGTGTTCCTTAAATCCAGCTTTTACAATAGAGTTAAGATAGGCTTCATTTTCCTCTCTGTATCTCAAATATTTAACAAAAGCTACTCTCATAGGATGATTAAAGTATTTCTTTCCGTTCTGTCTTTGTTGTGCTGTCCAAAGAACTCTATGAGCCAGTTTAGGGTCAAAAGATTGAACCATTGCACTACTGACAAGACGGAGATTAGGCTTTCTCAAATCAGACTCTTCAGAGAACTTGGAGCCATCTGCATCTGAGTGGAAATTAGCCAGACTACCAAGCACCTGCAAGTCTTTAGTCAAATCTTGCATACAGATAAAGTGAGCAAGGAAAAAAGGGTCTGTTTTACCAAGTTCAAGCAAGTTAGAAAGAATAGGCAGACCTTTTTCAGCTTGGTAGGCATTCTTAGACCAAACGTGAACATTTCCTTGAGTCAGTGTTTTAAACAAAGACAGACGTTCAGCAGAGGTAAGCTCGTTCATTTGTTCCTCCTAAATTAAAGTAAGATTATCAACCAGCAGGGGCAGATGGATAAATATAGAATTTAGTGGTTTCTTGTTCAACCATGCCGGATTCACCAACGGCAGTCTGCATAGAGACAACCTTTTTACAGACAAAAGGAATGTCTTGAGCTACTTCATTGAGATAAGGTTGGATTGCAGAAAGAACCTGAGATTCATTCATGGACTCATTTACACCATAAGTCTCAGCATCCAAAATCTTTTCTTCTCCATTTGCAACAACTACGATTTCCATTTGTGTCTCCTTATTTAATTAGTCTAAATGCAATACTGTCAAGTGCTGTTGCTTTGCCAATATGATTATTCAAGAGCAAAAAATAATTATCTGGTTCTGACTTTGTTCCTATATATCTATCTTTATCTTTATTATTTGCATCCAGCCAAAGATATTTTACATACCACACACCTTCATCATTTAGTTTTGTACTAATAACAAGATTATAATAAGTATGTGGATCAAAAGGATCATTATATACATAAACATAGATATGACCAACTTTTGCTTTAGAAACTTCTGTAATTTGTTGGGAGAAACACAAAGAAACGACAACCAGTAGCAAAAAAGCAACTGCAATTCTTGTTTTCATTTTTCTCTCCTTAAAATTTAAATCCAAATCTCATTCGCCAACTAAGTTTAGCTATTTTATTAAATCCTTCATTACGATACACAGGTATTTCAAATGAGATAAAAGAATAGGTATCTGCCTTCTGAATATAAACTCCTGCTCTAATTGGAAAATCAAAGTTTTCTATTTCATTTTCTCTCGGCAAATAGCTGAATCCAACTGCCCCGATTGAAAAAGTATTAAGTTTATTCCAGAGATTTACCAAGTTTATTCCATCTTTGAATCCTACTTCCCATCTTTCTTCCATCAAGTCATAACCAAAGATTAATTCTTGGTCTATATACTTTCCATCATTTTCCAAACCAAGCGAGAGAATCAATCCTTGTTTCTGTATAAAATAAGAAAAGTTAATAAACTCTTCAGCAAAAGATGCAGAAGCAATAAGTAAAATAATAACAAGTTTTTTCATTTTATCCTCCTACAAAATCATCAAATGTTAGTTCGCTTTTTCCTTCCATTAATTTATCTTTTAGTTTATAAAGTTTGAGTTTCAGCTCTGTTATTTTACGTTTTTCTTCTCTGATAGTATCCTTATATCCTTTTAAAGCATCAACAACTACATCACCTTGTTTCTCTGGATTTTTTACTAGCTGTTGCTGAGTTTGGTTAAGAATATTATTAACAGTCAAAACTTCGTGATAATCCAGACATTCAAGTAATGTATTAATTTCATCTTCATTTATTGTTTCTAAATTCATTTTTTCTCCTGATAAATTTTCCCCATTTTCCATCTTTATAAACCAACATAGGAAAAGAAGGAACAGTACCTATATAGATATTAGATAATACATTCAATGGGTTCTTAATATGAGCAAAAATATAAGGCCCATGAACATCTATTTTGCATGTTTCTTTTCCACACCTAGCAAAATTCTCAGCGAAAGTAATTTCCCTTCCTTCTATTACTTCCACATTGTTTATTAAGTTAATAGGCGGAAGAAGAAATTCTGTTCTATTAGTTGTTCTTATTTGTTTCCATAATTGTTTCTTTAGGAATTTCTTTTCCAATTCAGGTGTTATTCTTACTTTGGATTTTTCTACTTCTAATCCTATCCACCCATCAAATGTTTCCTTTTGTAAAAATAAACTTTCTGCATTTATAAGTCTGATGTCAGGATAAATTATTTTCTTAACTCCATCTTCTTCAACTAGTTCAGGCCAGTCTACAAGATAAATAAATTCGATGTACTCACCATCATTATCTATTTGTACTAATGTTTTCATAAATTCCTTAGTAAATGGTTAGGCACGGTCCGGCTTGGCACTTCATTTCCGGCTTTTCCGACCTCACGCTTTCGCGCCGCGCCTATGTGTTATTTCTTTTTTCGATTCTTGCGTTTCTCAGCAGCTTTACGCTGCCTCTCAACCGACTTGCAGTGGCTACAACCGAGCAATCCGGTTTTTCTACCACATTTACTACATTTGCCCATGTTTCCCTCCTTTTAGTTTTAGGCACGGGCCGGTTTGCATATCTTAGTCCGGCTTTTGTGCTTGCTCACGCTTTCGCGCCGCGCCTATTTGTGTCGGGCTGTTTGTACGATTTAATATAACTTTATTTTTATTAAAAGTCAAGAGAAATTACAAATAAAATCTATCTTGTATTCTACTGTCAAAATCATCATCTAAATACAAGTCATCAGGAATTTCGGGAGTAGTGAAAGAATCTTTCTTAGGGGGATTATTAATAACACTTTGCAACTTTTCTATATCTTGAATAAAAGTGTCTGGTTGTTCTTTAATATCAAATCCTGAATAATCAATATCTTGTCCTGTGCTTTCGTTATTTATTACATGGAAAACCGCACCTGCACATGCTTGACCAAGATCATCTAATTTTCCAGCTGTTTTGGTAACTATTTTTTTATTTTCGTTCATCTCAAAAGCATAAGGAATCTTTTCCCATTGTTCGTGATATGGTACTGTTAAAACACCGTTATTAATAGAGTTCCTAAAATCTACCATAGGCAAGTAATACTGGCCTTTTGTTGTTTCTTGCCTGAAATATGGAGCTTCTTTTTGGTCATAGTCAATTACTGGATAGGTAGTACATCGGTCAATAGACATAGGAGCTACAATACAACCAATGGACTCAAGCCTTTCTTTAATCATACGTATAACAGTAGCTCTGTCATAAGTACAAATTTTGATATTAAATCCTCTATCAATCAGTTCAAATACTATATCTTCAAGTAACTCTGGTTTAAAATTAATTCCATAACTTCTTCTTGACGGACAACCAAGCATGTCTACTCTTATTTGTAACTTTCCGTCTTTATATCCATCTGAAGAAGCAAGAGCAATCCCATATCCGTCTCCACCTTCTGATCCATCCAAGTGCATATAATAACTTTTTGTTGGGTCAGGAGAAAAACTATCTATAAGTTGTAGAGTAGTATCATCTAATGGATTAATAATAGTCTTATCTATACAAGAATTAATTTTGGCAGGATCATCAAATAAAGGTTTAATAGAGAGACAGGCTTCTCCAGCGAGGTCTCGAAGAAAAGTACCAAAGTCTGATTTTGCTCTACTGTAAAAATCTACTGGAGCAAGAAAGAATTTGAATTTACTGCCTTTTAACTCAGCCATTTATTCCCCAAAATACTTACCACACTTTTCACATTTAAGTTTCAAAGTAGATTGTGCAAAATTAGGCTTACGCTCAAATCCATAAGTAATAGTGTATTCATTCTGCCAAAACTTGCTGATTTTAGCAATTTCTACCAATACAAACTGATTCGAGCCACACTCACAAGTAATCAAGTCTTCCATTTTAATCTCCTTATCAATAAATAAAACACTATTAAAGTAATAACCATAATTCCTATTAGTTTTTCTGTATATAAAATTACTACGTTTGTATTAAAAAGGTAGTTTAATAGCCAGTATAATCCAAAACAAAAACCAAAGCAGGCTGATAAATACTCAAACTTTTCTTTGTTCATCTTTAATTTCTACTTTAAAATACTTTGTAGCTTCTTGGTCATAGGCTTGTCTTATACCTAATTTATCATACAAATAACCACCTACAACCGTAATTATAATAGCAGCAGGGACTATAACATAATTTAACCAAAAAGGTAAATTATAGACTTTGACAAATGTGGCATAACTAAAAACTCCAGTAAATATCCCAAGAAGGAACTTGCCATTATTATAATATAAAAGAGTTTTGCCGATTGACCTCTTAGTCTTACCCAATTTTTGTACCCCATAGAAGCATTACTTCTTCGTCTCCAAAAGCATCATCAGGCAAAATTTGTAATAGTCCAAATCTCTTTTCTATATCTTTAAATAATTGTTTCTTCGATCTTCTTTTTTTCAAAATTAAGGCACATTTATTAAAACTTTTTTTAACATCATTTATATTTATTTGTTGTGGCTCACACGGTCTTGGTTTGTGAGATTCTATTTCCATGTATAATTTACCTTGTGGTTTAAGCACTCTTTGAATCTCTTGTGCTGTTTTTTCAAAGTTATCTACGTGATCCAAAGAATTTACAGTAATAATGGCATCAAAATAATTATCTGGAAAAGGCATATCTTCTGCATAGCCATTTACAAAAATCATAGGATATTCGTATAAAGGCCAACCAATTTTAATATATTCATTAATTAAAGGGTCGATACCAAATTTCTTGCATAAAGCAGGGAATTGAAGAATACCCGGAATTGGGCCACAACCTACTTCGAGAATTTTCCCTTGTATTCTTTCTATTTGTAAATGTTCTTTGTAGTGTGGCCTTTTTGTAGTTAAATAAGCCACAGCACTTTCAATTTCTTGTTTATCTGAGTAGGTGCTGAAAAAGTCTCTTGTGTCTTCTTCTACTGGTACTACTCCCCAAAAAATATCTTTACCATTCCACCATCGTTTCAAATGCTCAAGTTCTCTTTTCCAGTAACTTAATTCTCTGTTATATTTCCGACATTTTTTATAAGCAGGAATATAACTTAACACTTTATCAACAGGCCTGAGCAAAGGTCTCATCGTCTGTCCTTATAATCTACTATTTTCAAGTATTTATCTGCTGGAAGCATTATACTATCGTTTATAATACCATCAAGCTCTGAAGTATCAATTACTTTTCCTTGTGAAAATAATTCATTAAGTTTTTCTGGAGAATGTTCTGGCAATCCTTCTTGAAACTTATAAACTGTCTGTACTTGATTTAATAATAGACAGTAAGCCTTTGAATTATAATAAGATATTGTTCTTGGAGATATAATTTTCTTTACATATTTATTATTCATCTTTCCTTCAAGCCAATTTGGACAGTCATAAGGAAGAATCTTAGCTAACAATCTAATCCACCAAGTCTTGAAAATAGATGCACTGATAGAATTAGGATAAGCAAAATCTCCTTCTGCTTTTGTCCATTTCCACCTGATTAAATCTTTATAAATATTATAATCTGATACTTGTTGAACAGAGCTTTTAGCATTGCACCAAGTTATATTAGTTCCTAAACACAGATTGATGGAGTTCCAAGACAACCAAGGATTATAGACATCTAAATCAACTTCATCTGTAAAAATAACATCATCACAAAGAAGTAATACCTTTTTAGTTTCTACATTGTTTAATACTGTAATAAATGTTCTTTTAAACCCACCAAAATAATCTTCATCATAAATTTTTACTGCTGTTTTACTTTGGTTATTATAGAATTTTAAATAACCATGCAAAAAATTACGACTAGTTACTTTTGCAATAACATGAATACTACCTATATTTTTAACATATTTTCTCATACTATAAAGAAGAGCTTCAAGTTGCATTGCTCTGTCTTTGCTAAAAATAATAATATCTACTTTCATATATCTTCCTTAGTTGGATTAAGAGCGCTTGTTGCATAAAACTCTCTTATCTTTTCACAAATAATTTTAACACGCACTTCACCTAATCCTATGGAAGAGGGAAGCCAAAGGCCATATTTACCAATCATTTCAGATACAGGCATACTTTCTGAATACAAATCTTGCTTGAAATACGCTCCTTGTTTATTAATTGGCCCATACATATTTCTTGTGTCTATACCTTCTGCAAACAAGAAAGATGCAAGTCTATCTCTATCAGAAGCAATTATATCAATAAACCAAGGAACAGTATTTTTTTGTTGTTCAACTATTTGGACATTATATTCATTCTTCAAACCGTTGCTATACCAATTATAAATCTGCCTTTTTCTCTCTATTCTATTAACTAATTTCTTAAACTGTTCAATACCAACTACTGCTTGGAGATCAGTAAATTTAAAGTTATAGCCAATAGAATCATGTATATCGTTCCCACCGGCTGCTCTGCCGAAATCTTTCAGCTTTCTTATCTTATCTGCAAGAACTGAGTTATTGGTTACTATTGCTCCCCCTTGACCCGTGCTTAAAATTTTATGAGGAGAGAATGAATAACTTCCAGCCGCTCCAACAGTACCTTGAAATTCACCTGTTTCATATTTTGATCCAAGAGCCTGTGCAGAATCTTCAATCAGATGCAAACCTTTTTCTCTACAAAAACTAACAAGCTCTTCCATTCTTTTTGGATACCGGCCACCTACATTTACTAACATTACAGCTTTTGTTCTTTTAGTAACTTTCTTTTTTACTTCATCCAAATCCAAACAGAATGTGCCTTCTTCTACATCACAGAATACAGGCTTTGCTCCTGCAAGAACAACCGAATTAGCAGAGGCGATCATTGTATACGCTGGAATGATAACTTCATCTTTTCTACCTATTCCTAAACCAAGCATAATAAGAGTAAGAGATACAGTTCCGTTATTAACCATGATACAATGATCTACACCTAAGTAACTCGAAAGCAGTTCTTCAAGTTCTTTTGTCTTTTTACCTTCTGTTAGCCAGGCACCTGTCAACACATAGTATCTCAGTGCTTCTGCTTCTTCAATTCCGAAAAAAGGCTCACTCTGGTAAATCATTTAAGCTCCTCCTAAACTCAAATTCCAATCTTTTTACTTCTTCTTTATTAACTTGTTTTATTAATTTAACAGGAACTCCAGCATAAATAGACCATTTTCCAAGCTCTGTTCCTTCTGGTACTAAAGACAAAGCTCCAACTCTTGAACCTTCGTTGTAAGTTACGTTTGGCAAAATCACGGAATTAGAACCAGTAAAACAATTATTTCCTATAATTACTTTTCCTGTTGTTAATTTACTTTTGAACTCTATTGGAACTGTACAAGAAGCAAAACCATACTCATAGCTATCACCACCGGCAGCTACTACTACATTAGGAGATAGAAAACAAAACTCACCCAATTCTACATAAGAATTTTTACCACCTATGATTTTAGTTCCAGTACAAATATGAGAATAATTCCCAATCTTTAACTTAGTAGAGATATAACAAAAATCATCAACAATGCAATTATCCCCAATCTCGACTAAATCAGGATAACGGAATCGAACATTAGGAGATATAATACAGTTTTTACCAATCTTCATGTTAATACCTTATCTTTTTCAACAGAAGTAAAAGGCCCATTTTTTACTTCAAGAATCTTTGTATTATCTACCAAACATTCAAAAGTATGCCAGCCAGCTAATAAAATAATAAAATCTTTTTCATTCAGTATAATTTCAACAGGCCCATCATTTTCATCCCAAATAGTAACTTTTAATTTACCTTCAAGAACAACAACAGTTTCTTGGGTTTTCCTTACTTCTCTTTTATTCTCTATGTGTTTATGAATAGTAAACTGTTTTTCTTTATTATATTTCCAAGTACAAGCCTGAATGTAAGCACTATTAGGAGTAAGAAAATTCAATCCCCCTTGTATTCCTTCTATTCTTTGAACAACAGCAAGTAATTCACCGGTAACACAACCAATTATTTCCATTATATTGTCCTGTAATGTTGGTAATAATCATAGAATTTACATAGTTTAACAAGCTCTTTTATTCCTTTTTCAAGCGGAGCAAACTGACAGTTAATATACTTCTTCATTTTGGAAAAGTCAATAATAAAATCTCTTTTGTCTCTGTCTTTAAGACCAGAGACAACTATATCAAAATCTACATGTTTCTTAATCTCTTGTGCTACTTGCATTTTTGACAGATTAAATTCTTCTGACCCTACATTGATTACTCTACCTAAAACTTCATTATTATTCAAGCACTGAACATAAGCATCAGTAGCCGAGTAAATATGAAGATAAGTTCTTTTAGCATCTGGATCAAATAAAACGATAACTTTTTCTTTAATAGCTTTATATACAAAATCATTAATTAGTAAGTCCATCCGCATTCTATAACCGACACCATAGATAGTAGCAAATCTGAGTGAGATAGAATTTTCTCTTTCCATCACTATCTGTTCAGCTTGATACTTGGTTTTACCATACCAACTGACAGGATCAATAGGAGATTCTTCGTTACAAACTTCACCGGATTTGCCATAAAAAGAAGTTGTAGAAGCATAGATTAAAATTTGATCTTTACTCAGTGACTTTACTAAACTATCAGTAGCTTCTACATTAATCTGATAAGCAACTGATCTATTAGCCTCACAAGCAGGTAAGCCAGATACAGCAGCTAAGTGGTAAATTACATCATAATTTTTAGTATTAACCGGAGTTCTTATGTCTTGCTTAATTACACTAAAACTACTGGCATTTACAAAACTTAAAATAGAATCATAACCATACATAAAATTATCAAGAACAGTAACATTGTGTCCATGAACCAGTAAACCTTTTGTTAGTGTGCTTCCTACATAGCCAGCACCACCTGTTACAAGAATATTCATAGATTCTCCAATAATCCTAAAAACACTAAGATAGTTTTAACCAATGAAGCCAAACAAAAGACAACAATAATAATCTGGTTTCTTTGAATAATATTTACATCATCACCAATATGGAAAAACTTATTAGCAAAAATACCTGCGATTAATAGCAGAGTAACTAATCCCCAAGGAATCAGTTCTTTCAAAATTTCTTCCTTAACAGCATTCTTTTTATTTTAGCTTTCAAAGGATTATTTCTAACTTTGATAACGGAAGAGTCAGTTCTGTATCTGAATAAAGGCAAAGGTAAATAACCTATTCTGTCAGTAAATTCAGATACTCTGTATAAATAATCCCAATCCTCGCCGTATCTTAAAGATTCATTAAACTCAAACTTTGTTGCTAACTCTGTTCTATAAATAACCGATCCAGCTGCTACATAATTACTTTCTTTATATTTAATTCTATCCCAACTTTTAGATTGGTAGTAACTTTGTTCTTTGTTATTAAAATAAATAGCATCAGTATAAAGAATGTCTAAGTGTTTAAGATAATTCAAACATATATCAAATCTATTAGGATCACTTAAATCATCACACCCATGGAAAGTAACAAACTCTGAATCTACTCTTTGTGACCAAGATAGACCGATATTGAACCTATGCGACTGGCCCATATTTGTATTACAACCAAAAATATTAACTCTTCTGTCGAATAATTCATACTTATCTAAATTAAAACGAGGATCATCATTTAATAAAAACAATTTCCAATCTTTATAAGTTTGATTAATTAAAGAATGGATTGAATCTACTAAATACTGTCTATGATTGTAATATGACATTATTACTGTAATCAATGTTTTGTCTCTTTTTTCTTATCTTCCAAATAATTAAAATCAACAACTAATTCTTTATCTAAATAATTTGTATCTATTCTTGATTTACAGTTGAAGCAAGCTATTACTTGTTTTGTAGCCGTAAGTAAAGTTCCACAGTTCGGACAATAGAAATTCATAACAAAATGACTAATCATCCTTTACTCAAATCAGTAGTAAAATTAATATCGCTCTCTTTAACTACTGAGAAAAAGAACTTTGAATGGCACTGCTCACATACAAAATTTATTTCTTTCTCATAAGATACCGTGATAACTTTCCCACAAATTGGACAGCAGAAACTTGTAGTCTTTTTTTCAGATAACTTCTGTTCCATTATCTTCCTCCTTCTGAGTTTTACTAAAAGTAGAATAGTAACAAGTTAAAGACATTTGTGAGCCATTTATATCAAAGGTATATCCGTCTTCTTCATTAAAGTTTTCCGTACACACTAATTTACCATTATTGGCAACAAAAGCACCACGAAATAGTTTCCTTCCACATACAGAACAAGTAGAATCTGATAAATCTTTCTCTTCAGGTTTGATAAAATCCACTACTCTGTTATTAGACTTGTCACAAATAAACTCTTCTTTACTGAAAAACTCTCTTGGTTTAGCTTCCCAAATAGATTTTCTTACATAAAAAATAGTTGATTCTTTGCCTAATGCTTGTGCTTCCCTAATTTTCTTCTCTAAAAAAGAATCCGGCCCTCTTGTTTGTCCGATAAAAACACAAACACCATGTCTCTTACCTTCTCTATGTAGATGGTTCCAAGGAAAACGTGAGTCCATACGGTTTAAAATCTCATTGCTTGCTTCTTCTGCTGCATCGTAGTAAGATTTTATAACTGATTTTTTACTTTTTTCAATTCTTTCCATATCGTTACTTTCATCAGCCCCACCACAAAAAATGTTGTGGCCGAGAGAAGAAGCACTACTACCGCTTCCTGGAAATAAAAGTATGTCTTTTGGAAATCTCAACTCATTGGGCATTGTTCTTGGGTTTTCAGTTATTTTATCCAGACTAACATGAAGCGGAAAATAGTCTTGAAAAAACCCCGCATTGGCAAACATAGGAAGAAACTTTTTAAATGTAACTTTTTTTGCCTTCTCTGCATCACGCGAAAGAACAATAAAAGCAAAGGTAGAATTAGGTGTTAGATTATAGTATTTACATAAATCTGGAATAATAATTAACTTAAATACTTCTATAAAAAATATAGCTCCAAGGAGTGTCGTCTTCCCGGCTCCGATACTGCCGGTGTAAACAAACGTATTTATTACTCTCTTACTACGTTCTTCTTCTAACGAAAGAATAATATCTTTATTGGATGGATAAAGCCCTTGCCCGTTTTGATATTTCATATTAAGGAAATAAGGATCATCCAACAAGTCTTCAATACTTACTCTACTAAATTCTTCTGCACGTTCTTTAGTAAAAGTAAACTTGGCTCTTGGGTACTTCTTAAATCCGCTTGTTTCATCTGAAAAAGACTTTACTTCTTTTTCCAGTAAATCTTTAATCTTCATTCAGTTTCCATAGAATTATCAAAAATCTCATCTTCTACAAAACTAATACTATCTACAACCAAGTCTTCTATTATCCTAACTTCTTTTCCTTCTATAATATCTTTTCTTTCTTTATTAATTTTACCATTTACTTCTATCCTTAATGGTTTATCAATAGGAAACTCAAAAGGAAAAGCTGTTTCAAATTCAATAGAGTATCTCATATTACTTCTTCTCTTTTTCTATTTTTTCCAGTGCTTCTTTTTGCCATTTTTTCTGCAAAGATTCGATTGTTTTATTTAAACTATCCATTTGTTTTCTATAATCTTTACCAATATCCCAACAAGACTTACACCAAACAGTTCTATAATCTCCACTGGTATCTTCTTCATACCCTATACATTTTTCGCACAAGTCTCTTTTACAATATTCGCACACTGCTGCACTACAAGCCATTCCTATTCGTATTTCAGTTCCACAAACATCACAGTATTTTTTTGCTTTGGCTGTTATAACTTTTTCTTCATAGGTGTACATCTTAATCTTCTTTCTCTACATAATAAGGAGGGGCTACACCATTACTAAATTCACCTGCTACTTCAAGAGCTTGTATTATTCTTTCTTCTGGTTCTTCTCTGAAATAGTTAGTTGCAAGACAGCCGAGAGCATATCTATCACCACAGCCAATAGCATTATATACGTTTTTATATCTTAAAAGCAAGAAATCACTTTGTATAATATAAACTTTACCTTTATATCCGAGTAAAAATGATCCGCCAGACTCTATATTATTATTTATCTCTGCATATCCACCATCTTTAAGACATTTACGAACAGCAGGAATAAATACTTTTATTAAATATTCTTCATCATCTTCTATATGTAAATATTCCTGTTCTTCTACTACTAAATTATATTGTAAAAGCTGTCCCATTCTAAAAGAATCTGTATAACCAATTAGAAAAGGGCCGAGCTTGAATACTTTTTTACTATCAATAATTCTTGTATCTCTACCTGAAACAGCAGCCGAATCTCCACCCATATATACTTTTCCGTTATGTTCAAGAGCTACTATGCAAGTCATAAATTATTATTCCTCCTTTGCTTCTCTTTCCATAAGTTCCTGTTTTAGATAAACAAGAGCATCACACATTTCCTGATACAAGTCTACCAACGGGTTTCTTCCATTAAAAGTCATAAGTTTAGTGCCATATTTCTTTTCACCAAACTCTGATCTTTTCTTCAAGTCTTTAATTACTTCATCTAAGACTACTTGCTTTCCTTCTGTTGGCATTGGTTCCGGTGTGTATCCTACTTGTCTTAACCTCATCTTTAATTACCTTATATTAAAAGTTAGGCGGATTTTAGTTTATATTAGTTCAAGTGATCTATTGTTTTACCATCTTGGTTCATTACATATATATCCACATCTTTTCCAAAAACAATCACATCATTCCACCTGTCTGTAAGCAAGCGAAATATGGTTACTGTGTTCTCTCCATCTACAAGTGAAGCACCGTATTGATCAGGTGTTCTTCCATCTCCGTCACAAAGGCGTTGTCTCATTATCTCATAACAACCTTCATGTGTAACACCTTCTATCTTGTGTGATTCGTATTGAGAACACTCATAACCATGAATCTTATCATTAATGTGGTCAACAAATTTGATAATCATTGTCTGTCTCTCTTTCTTAATCCGCCTAACTTTTTATAACTACTTTGTTTTCTTACTCTTGGATTTCTTCGACTTTGACATTGCTTCTGTTTCTACTATAAAATCTTTTCCTACCAGTTTGAACAATCCGCAAATAGCAGGGATGATGATATAACGAATCAAAGCACGAATTGCTTTCTTTTTAATTAAATCCAAAGGCGCACCCCAAGCACCAAAAATTTTACTGAAATCAATTACACTGCATAGCTTGTCCACAATCTTGAATTTTTCATCAAGAGTAAGCCAGAGTGAATAAACAAACCCCTCTGAATCAAAGTTGTCTCTTGTCAGAATTTTTTCTTTGTCCAAATGGTCTTGAGTAATCTGTGCTTTAAAAACAAGAGAAGTAACAATATAACCTACATCACCAAGGTTATAGTTTTCTTGTCCTTCTAAATAATTAATCTCTTCGCCCAACAGAACTTCGTTGCCTTCTTTTGGTGTAAGAAAAGTTTTCATTTCTTTCTCCTTATTTTACTTCTTCAAATTCAATATCACTAACTTCTTTTGGAAAATTAATACTGCCAATTTGTCCTACTATTTTAGCATAAGTATCTTGGCTAACATTGTTTATTATAATCCCAAGTATGGCTCTAATAATAAAAGATACAGTAGAAGATAGAACTCGATTCTGTTCCTTTTTTATCTGAGTATCAATTAACTTACGATACTGCTCAAGAATACTCAGAAAACGGTCTATGTCTTTTTTACTCCAGCCAAATTGATTAGTAGCGATATAATGATTAAGAAAGGCATCTAATATCCTAACCAGTCTCTCTACATCAAAAAAATCTTCATCTGACTTTGAGCTGTCACTAAGAAATTCATAAATCTCTGACTCTGAATCAATAGTCTTCAAGAGCCTTTCCATGTATTCATTTTGTCCTGTACCTCCATCATGCGAAGAGCAACGGCCTAAACCAATATGGACTGTTCCCTCTCCTGAATCTCTAAGACAAGGCCAGTTTGTTTCTTTATCAATATGTCCACAAATCCTTCTTAGTCTGTTTTTATTTTCATCCAAGAGATATACTTCTTTTGTGGAAATCTCTTCAATAGGTGGTGGAGCAGTAGTAAGTTTGGTTTCTTTATTAATATCTCTTTCGATTTTGTATATATCTACAGGCATTTATAACCTCTAACAAAATCCAAATCATTATTAAAGTAATGAAGAAAGTCTGGCAGAATTTTTCTAAGAAGTTCAAGAACACGAATATCATCAGCCCAAACTTTGTAGATAGATAGTTTGGCTGTCATGTTAGCTTTGTTGTGGTAATAAATGTAGATATTATTCATTGATACTTCATACTCCCAATTATTTCTTTTTATAGAAGAATTAGGAAGAAGCCGTTCTGTTTCCCAAGCATCAATAAATTTTTCAACAAAAATCTTAAATCTGTCTTCAGGCGAAATTTCAGGCTCTTTTGTTAATTGATCCATCTTGTTACCCCATTTTCTTTAACTAAGTTTATTGTATAATCACTTTGCGTAGGCACATGACTGATTAGGAATTTTGTACCAGAAAAGCTATCAAGGACTTCTTTTACTGTTTCCATGCCTGTTTGATCCAAAGCACCAAAATATTCATCAGCAATTAGTAACTCTAAAGAAGAAGAGTAAATCTGTTTCAGTGCCAAAGCAATTGCAAATGCTACTCTTGCGCCTTCTCCACCTGAAACTGTATCAATAGAGAATTTACCTTCTCTCAACAACTCTATCCCCCGACTTGTGATCTTTAGAGATATAGAACTGTCAATTCCAAACTTATCCTTTAATAAAAGATTAGTAATTGACTCTAAATTTAATACATTTTTACTAAGAATCAAAGCCTTTATTTCATGGAATAGACCAGTTTTAATACCTTTACCGGCCCAAAGCTCACACAGTCTGATATTTTCTTTTAGGTCTTTTAGTTTTTCCCTTGTTTCTCTATACTTAATTTCAGTTTGTTTTAGTAATTCGATTTTAATATTTAAAGAACCAATTTGTTTATTAATATTGGAAAGTTCAGTTTCTTTGCTTCTTATCTCTTCTGTATAATCCTGAACTTGAGCAGAAAGTAATTGTTTAAGCTCGTTTCCTCTTGCTAATTTATTACTAATATCCGGTAGTGTTCTGTCTGCTGTTCTTTCAAGTTGCTCAAAAATCTTAATTTGTCTTTCAATAGAGCTTGTATCTTCAAAACTGATATTAGACAGTTCTTTAGATTTATTCTCTACTTGTTGTTTAGTTTCATTGATAACTTGAACTGATACTTCAGAGAGAGTATTAGACAACTTAACCAAAGCTGCTCCGCATTTTGGACAATACAAAGGCGATACAATTTGATTCTGTAACGAATTAATTTCAGATACCAGTTCTTTCTTTTTAATAGACTTGTTTTCATTATTTTCTTTTACTTTCTTTAGTTCACTTTTCAGTTTATCTATATCAATATTATCAATTTTTTCTTTAGCTTCTTCAATTTCTTGCTTATCTTTCTTGTATTGAGCTATATCAGAAACTATATTCTTGAACTCGACTTTGTACTGATATTGTTGTTTAAAAGCTGCTTGCTTATCTCTTAGTTCTTCTAATGACTCCTGAGTAGGATCAACTTTGGTTTCAAGCTCTGCCAGTTCTGAAACAAGGTTTACTAACTCTTCCTTATTAAATTTTATCTGCTCCAAATCTTCGAGTTCAGCCTGGTAAAGTGTTCCTCTTTCTCTGGTAAGTTTAATTGCACTATCATATTTTTCCAGAGAGAACCATTCAGAAAAAATCTTCAATCGCTCAGCAGGAGTAGCAGTTAGTAAAGTATCTGTATTATTATTTAGATAAATTCCATTTTTAATAAGAGTAGAGTTCTTCTTTGCCAGCCCAATATCAGAAAGGAATAACTCTTGACTGTCGGCATTAGACTCAGCTTTATCTTTACCATTAATCCTATAATAGAAATATTGGGTTTTGCCTTTAAGTTTACGCTCTATTTCAATTCCATTATCAAACCTAAGAATACCTGTTGCTTCTTTTTCTCCGTGTCTTACTATCTCTTCAGTATTCCCTCTGACAAGCTGAGAACCAAAGAGAACCCAAATAAATGACTCTACAAAACAAGTCTTACCAGATTTATTACTATCCAATCCAACTTCGTCTCTGTTATCTCCACTGATAAGAACTGTTTTATTCAGGAATGGAGTAAAGTCAATTTCTATATCTTTTATGGATTTAAAGTTTTTAATATGAGCATAGGTTAATTGCATTACACTTCCTCCAGTATACCTTTTCCAAACAACAGTTCTTCTTTACTTAAATTTTTGTCTTTTAACATATCTTGAACTAACAAATGAACATCTTCTACTTCTTCTACTTTGTATTCATTAGTTATTACTTCCAAGTCAAATTCTATAATTGTTTTGTTATATTTTGGATTAGCTCTCTCTTGTGTAGAAATAGCATTTATTACTTCTGCTTTGTCTCTTATTTTAAATCGAACTACATCAAACTTGCTGTCTGTAACATAAGCAATTTTATTGAAAGTTTTTAGTTTTAAGTCTTCTACTGTCTTGAACTGAAATTTATCATCTTCAATAACTAAATATCTATTCTCAAAAAACTCTTCATTCCAGTTTTGCTTAAAAATAGTACCAATGGAATAAGCGTTTTCTACTTGACTTGGATTGTGAATATGACCGTAAAAACAGGCTTCAAATAATTTATTAGGGATAGGGTCGTGGTGGGCAATTAAATATTTATTAGGTTCACTGTTACATAATTTAACAAACTCTTCTTCATCTCTTGTATAACCAACCATAGTAATATTTTCAAATACTTCTACTGAGTCTGGATTTACAACTTTTATATTACTATTAATTTTAGACTCTGAAGTACCGGCAATAAATCCATTTTTAGTAGAGTGATTATCTGAGACTAAAAATACTTTATCAATATCTGCAATAGCTTGGAAGAATAAAACTCTTACTGCTTCAGTGGGGTTATAAACATCAAATATATCCCCTGCCGAGATAAATACATCTGGTTTTTCTTCTTTAATAATTCTACTGATAGCTTTTACTTTATTTACTGTTCTACTATTAACAGAGACTTTACCAATAAGAACATCTTTACCCCATCGTTCTTTTGTCTTTAAATGCAAATCTGATAGCACAAGAATTTTCATAGTTTATCCATTAAGTATTTTTTCTTTTCTCCATCCGTCTTTAGCTCATCCCATTCAAAATAAGGGATTCTTACTAACTTGATACCAGCATCTCTGCATAACTTGTCTTTATAACTGTCTCTTTGTTTCTGTTCTTCTAATCTTTTCTTGGCCTCAAACACTTCATCACTTTCTTCTGTATCTCTTTTAAAAACAATTTCTTTAAAGTGCATCTCACCGTCCATCTCGAAAATGACACCAAAAGTAGGAGAATAAATATCTACTGAAAGTCTATCGTTTTCACAATCACTAATAATTCTGAATAAAGGGTACTCAGTCCAAAACACAGCCAAAGGAAACATTTCTTTTAAAAGAGTATATAGAGTTTTCTCTCTTTTACTTGTGCTGTTTCTCTGACCTTGAAATTTTAATCTACTCAATTTTCCCATCATACTCCCAATATTTCTTTAATAAAACAATGAGAAATTCAGCATAGGATTCACAACGAAAGTGCTTGTCTTTACCAACAGAGCAGAATCCAGATGGTTCAAATGGTTCTAACTCTTCCAATCGTTCAATAATTTTATCAAGTTTTTTCTCTTTCCTTAAAACAGTAGAAGCTAATTTAGAAATAAGTTGAATCAATCCGTGCATAGTAGAACCAGGTTTAGCTACATATATTAAAAAGTTACGCATGATTCCATTTTCATAATCAAATACTGCTTTTGCATTACTGCCAAATACTTTTAATTGTACTGTAATTGATAACATTTCATCAGGGGAAGATGGTGACATTTATTACCTCCTGTAATATAAATAAGTAGCCCCGATTCTTTCACATCGGAGGAGGTATGTTACTCAAAAAGGGGCTACCGAAACTAATTAAACATTAAAAGAAATCTCTGTACTGTCATCCAAGAAATCATCAATCTTATCCAGATCATCTTTAGGTTTTCTGCCTCTCTTCTTAGGAGCAGAGTCTATCTTTTCTTTTTCCGTTTCTGCTCTCTGACTGAAGATTTCTGCCAATTCGTCATCTTCCTCAACTACTTTTTCGTTCTTAGCTTGAGGTTTGGCTTTTGGCTCATCTTTCAGAATTTCTGGCTCATCTTCATCTTCCAGTTCAACTTCTACGTGAGAATGAGCAGGAAGCTGACGAGATTCACCAACATAGACAGGCAAAGATAGATTCTTTTTGTGGAGTTCTTCCTTGATTCTTTCCCATTCAGGCAACAAAAACCTTCCTTTTTCATCTACTGCATCAAGACGCAAAGGATACTGATTGGTTTTATCAAGGATTTCTTCGGGGGTCATAGGTTGGACAATTTGTTTCAAAGAAAATTCATAGTTGACAATAGCATCATATTCCAGTTTTGTCAACATACCATACTTTACAACAGGAATAGAAACAGTCTTTGTTCCCAAATCAAGAACGAAACTGTCAGTATCTTTATTAATGGAGATAGGTTTATTAAGATACACAGAAGGAACTTTACCAGCCCAATCCCCAATAAATTTCTCAAGGACTTTACCGGTATAAGCAATATTGAACAGTCTGTCTGATGACCTGTTTTGTTCCACTCGATTAAACTCAAACCAGATCATAAAAAGCAGACCATAGCGCAACATAGCTTCATTTTTATTGCCGAGATCATCAACATACCTCTCAGCTTCTGCTTTAACCATAAATTCCCACAGAGTTTTACGGTATTCAGCATGTTTTACGTGTGGAACATCATCTTTTTTGTCAAGGATAAGGCAATGAAAAGATGAACCTGGGTCAAGCGGGGAACGAACTTTACTGAGAGCATCACGGGCAGCTTCAGTATTGCCAAGCCGATCCAGAATTTCTTTCTTCTGCATTTCTTTGTGCATCTTGGCAATGACATTAAACGGATTAGAGTCAAAATCTTTAATAGTCAATACAAACTTTCTTTGTTCACCATCTGCATTAACTGAAGGATAATAAACAGACCAGACTTTACGTGGGCCATCTATGACCTTGTGCCAATAATTAATGTCCAACTCACTGATTCTAACTACTTCACTCCAGTTGGATACTTGATCTCTTTCGCCTACTGATTCCATTTCTTTCTTCCTTTCTAATTACTTTTTGTTATTTAATTCTGCTGCTTGACCAAGATAAATAAAAATTGTACAAAACCCACCAATCAAAGCCAGCCACCAAGTGACAGGTTTAGAATAAGCAATCGAACCCCAAATAACTGCTATACTCAAAAACCTGTACAAAGCATTGTTGTTATTCAAATCTCCTCCCATTGTTTAGTTTTCGTGAAATCTATTAACTCTTCTAACCATGCTTTACTTAATAAAAAAGTGCTAAAATTAGGCACACTGAATAACTGATATAGAGCTTTACCATCCACTTCCATTATTTCTATACTAAAGTTTTCGTTCTCAGAGTTACTAAAATAGTAATCTTTTAACAAAAAAGCAAGGTCTTTTTTACCGTCTTTATCTAATCCCCATGAAGCAAGAGAAGGACTTAATACTAACTGATAATACTTTGTATCTTCGAGAGTTTTTAGTGACCAGATGCGATTTTTAGAATAAATTATCATATCTCCGTCCAAGTTAGTTTACTGTTTTCTAATTTTAATACATATCTTATTACTTTATCATTCATTAAATCATTATATTTAGCTCTTAATATATCTTTTGGAACTAAGTTACTTGATACACCAAACAAAGCATACTTGTCAAGCCCAACTGTTATTGATCTGCCAGTTAATAGAGTTTTTGCTGCTTCTTCAGGTAATAAATAATCTCCTACTTTAAGAAACTTTGAAAACTTACTTTGTCGCCACCAATAGGCTTTTTCTTTATTATAGAAATTATGTACTACTGAATTTGTAGCATAATCACATTGTTTCTCAGACCAATCAGCAAAGAAAGCGGCTTCCCAATGACTAAATCTTTTTCCGGTCAGGGAAGAAATATCTTGCCAGATCATCCAAGTAAAGAAAAAAGATAGTAGCAGGTAATACCCATATTCTTTTAGCATTGTATAAAAACTCCAAATTAAATCCTCTATCAATATCCGGTCTTATTTGTAACAAGAAATAAGCAAATAAAATAATAATTAAATAAAAAGGCCATCTCTTTTTAAATTCAATCAAGTTCAATCCTATAATAGACAAAGGAGTAGTTAGAACACTCAAGAAATAAAAAGGCCACCACTTGTAGCCTAAAATAATAAACAAAGAGCCAAACACGTAAGGTCTTGCCATTCTACTCCAAAACACAAACAAAGGAAAAAAAGCAAATACACAAGCAAGAAAAATAGAATCTCTGTTTATACCTTTAATTAAGAAAATTGAAGCTACACACAATATTCCGGCTAAAGCAAAAGGAAGTCTTAGCCAAAACTCATTATGAATATTAACAAAATTAGATAGAAACTTTGTAATAAAAACCGGCACAAATTCTTGGGTAGAACCTTCTGTAACAAATTGGTAGAACAACACTTCATCTATCCACAAAGGTTTTCCACCTAACTGCCAAAATCTAAGCAAAGTAGCAAAAAAGACTATGAGTACAGGTATGATGTATTTTCTCATTATACACCTTTTAACTCAATTTCAAGAATAGAACTAAGCTCATACCGCCTATATCCAAGTAACTTAACTATCATATCCAAAGCAGACTCTTCTTCTTCCCATTTCAACAGTAAAGAAAATTCTGGCAAAGAGTGCATTTTATCTCTAATATCTTCCTTAGTAATCTGACCGAAAAGACTCAAAGGCATTTTCTTTTCATTCTTCATATTCATTTTCTCTTCTGCCAGTAATCTCTCTGCTTCTGGCCTTAGTTTAGCAAGAAGTTTCTCTTTTTCTTTCTTAGCATTTAAATATTGAACATGAACCGTTAAAATATAAGAAGGTAGGTCACAAAGAAACTGCTGTATCTCATGTGTTTGTGGAATTTCACCAGTTTTAGGATTTCTTAAAAGAAGAATTGAACGTAAATTATTTCTTTCGTCTTCGTTCTCTATAACTGAATTAATAATATACTCAGCATCTTTAGTCAAACGCTGAGAAAGAGAAATAGCATTATTAACTTTAGATTCTACTAACTTATCTATTGACTCAAAATCTGGAATACTGTCTTTACCTGTTAATTCCATTATCTTGTCCCGCCTGCAAACTCGTTGATAAATTCTTCTTTACTAAAATATCTTGCAACATTATCACATAGTAAAATTGTAGCACCATCATTTGTGTATTCTGTACATCCAAATAAAGGACACCAAATGCCACATGCTCTTCCACTACCATGATAAGGGCAATATTGCAATCTTTCAAATCCAAATCTGTCTAAAACTAAATACCCACCTTCATCTAATTTGTTCATTTATTCCTCCTTAGTGCAAATCTGACCATTTTGTACCCCAACCACCTTCACTCGGAAAAGTAAAATCAAGTGGTGGTTCAGGGTTATTCAATATTTGCTTCATTTCTTTATAAAAAGGTTCTACTTGATCTTCTTTAACCAAAGTAAAATAACCATCAAAAAAATTAAAGAAATACCTTCCATCATACCTATCAAACAGCCGATTTACTCTCAAGGATTTTATTGCACTCATATCTCCAGTAAAGGTAGATTGGATCAAGTGACTCATTCCTTGTCTCATTGCTGCTTGCTGTTCACTTCTTTTAGTCTGGTTGTTTATATTAGGAAAGTATCTGTATCTACCAAAATAGTTCATTACACTTTGCTTTTTTAATATACGGTTTAAAACTGAATTTTGCAAATCTTTTATTCCACCATATAACTCATAAAAAGTCTTAATAAATTTATCACACTCTTTCTTATCATAAAATTCATCTGTATCTTTAAGCAGCGTCCTTTGAATAGAATCTGGAGAGCCACCATAGATAATAGCAAAATTTATAGTCTTGCCAATAAACCTTTTTTTCTTATCTTTTTTTGCTTCTTCATAATTCATACCAAATATTCTTGCTGTAGTAAGAGAATGAACGTCTTTTCCTTTACTAAAAGCATCCCACATTACAGGTTCTTTACATACCCAAGCACAACCTCTTAGTTCAACAGCAGATAAATCTTCTTCAACCATATAATAGCCATCTGGAGCAATAAAAATCTGCTTAATCAATCTACCTTCTTCTGTCCGTGAAGGTAATTGACTGAGTGCGGGCTTACTCACTGCAACACGCCCTCCATGAGTAAGTTGAAACATATCTGGGTGGATAGTATTCTTATCGGTAATAAACTCATCCAATCCATCTATAAACTTTGACTTGATAGTACATATTCTTCTATATTTCAGTAGTTTATCTATAAAAGGATTATTATTGGTAGTTTTCTTTAACTTCTTTAGAACAAATACATTAGTAGAATCCCCGCCTTTTTCTGTCTTGAAGTAACTCTTGCATTCTACCCATCGTTCTTTCTTGTAGTCATATTCATAATCTATAATAAAATTATCAAATCCCAAGTCTTTAAATAGAATTTTAGCTACTTGTTGAGTTGATCTGAAATTATGCTCTCCAACCATACTAACAAGGTCTTTTTCCAGTTCTATTTGTTTATTAGTAAAATATATTCTTAACTCTTCGTGTTTGGCTCTATCAATAAGAAATCCATGTCTTTCCATAGATTCGAGTAGTTTACTATATGGTAAGACTACGTTATAGTATAATTTCTTTTGATTCCACTCTGTTTTCATTTAACTAACCTATTGTAAATACTACTAAGCCAAGCTGATTGTTTTTCAGTTAGAGTAGTATATTTTAATTCATAAATACTATCTAAAAAATCCATTTCTTTATCTGTCAGTTCATCTGGATTATTTAGATATACTTCATCAATCATTTCACAAGCTTCAATTTTAGTATGTTTCATTGTTGCCTCTTAATAAAAATAGCTTTAAACAGTCTTGGAGCAAAAGGAAGGGTCTCTTTTACTTTGATGTTAATAGAATTACTTGTTGGGGATGTACCGGCAGAGTTAGAAGCAGAAAGAGAGACATAATAACTACCAACAGGCAAATTAATAACATACTTATAAGCCCACCTGTCAGCACCATAAAAATTATTGTCCCACTGATAGATAATTTTGCTTGATCTTGCATTTGTAACAGAATCAATGAACACAAAAATATAAGAAGTGATATTTTCAGTTGTATTAGGCGGTTCCCAAGAAAAATAAAGTGTATCTAACCTGCTTGCTTCTACATAATCTTGAGCAAAAATAATAACAGGGATAAACATTAGACAAAACAGTAGATTTTTCATTTCTTTTCCTTTTCAATTTTAATTTTAAGATTATGAGCCATAAGAAATTCTACAAAATCAGTTAGTTTAACGTTGTCTATATTTGTTGCATTCCAAACATAACTATACTCTTTTTTTAATTCTTTTCTATCAGATAAAATAATATTACTTGCATCAAAAACACATCCCCAAGCCACTTGCACAGGTGTTTCTGGACTACCAAAAAATTCATTCATTTCTTTATACTTAGCTTCGAGTTTCTTGTTCATAGCCTTTTTGCTAATGTTTGACTAATCTCCAGTGTGCAAAAACAATCAATTCCATTATATTCTAATACGTCTTCATAATCTACTTTAAAAATCCATGTTCCATCTTCTTTATCTGATTCTGAAACTTTAGACCAGAAATTAGCTTTGTATCCGGCATGTTCAGGTATCTCTCTTACTACTAAACTATCTAAATCAAAAGATTGGTTAGAATCTAAAGTATAACTTGCTAACATACTATCAAATTTTAAGTTAGATATATCAGTACCAAATATTTCACTACAAATTAATGAATCATATTTACCATTTTGAGCTACAATACTCTTGGTTTTATCATTAAATATCTCTTCCATAAACTTCTTAATTGCTTCTCTCTCTGGTTCTTCCCAATAGTATTTTAATATATCTCCATCTGGAATCATGTAAGGAAATACTATTGCTGTTAATAATTCATAAGAGAAACCAAAACAGATTAACTTTGCTTTGTAGAATTTCAAAGATGTTGTTTCTGTATCAAATGAAAGAACGCTTTTTGTTTTTAGTATATCTAAAATTTTGTATAACTGCTCTTTCGATCTGACAACAAATATTTTCTTTTTCTTGGTTAATTTCTTTTTTGCTTGTAAAATAGTAATTGAGTTTTTAATTCCATCATAAAACAACTTAATATTTTCTGGAGTAGGTTGACGTAAAGAATAAGAAGGATGATATATGGGCAAAAAAAGTATATCTGGATATTCAGGTATATTAATTTGTTTGAGATAGACATTCTTCATTGTTGGTTTTTCGCCTGTCAAAAACTTGTAAGCATCTGCTCCAAGTACGACAACAAGTTTAAGATTAAGCATTTGCTCAATAGACTCTTTAAAATGGTGTCTACAAGGCTCATACATAGAAGCATCAATCTTGTTGGTTGGAGGCCAGCAAAGGACAGCATTTAAATAAGAGATATTATTATCATTTACACCAGCTTTTCTCAGCGCATCTCTTAATCTTTGTCCTGCATCTCCGACAAAAGGCCGACATTGATCTTGTTCCATAGCTCCACCACCAAGACCAAGACAGGCTATTTCAGATTCGGTATTTATCCAATTCTTAATAACTCTGCCTTGATTCTGGTTTACATGGAGAGAACATGCTTTACAGTTATCTGTTCCTACTCTAACTATTGACATTTATTGCCCAATATTACATAAATAAAAATGCAGAAATAATTAATAATACTAAAGCTAACAACAACGTACCGAGAAGCCACGTAGCAGGATCATCTAATGGCTCTGGATAAACTTCGCCCACTGTTCTTCTGTAATATTCACTAATCATTTCATTCCTCAACTTTCTCAAGCTTAATATTAATTTCTTTCCTGACCACAGCTTCTTTAACAAACTGATAAACACCTACTACTTCTCCATTTTGTAAAGTATCAAGTTCATCTTTAAAACAATGCCACTGATTTCCTGTTGTATCTTCTGCTGTGACAACATAGATTTCTTTTTTGTATTCGAGCTTTTTCTGTGTTTCAGGCATTTTAATTCTCCTTCTTATTAAGTGGAACTGCTGTAAAGAATTTAGATGATTTACCAATAACAGGCTCAACAGTCATGTAGTTAAACCACATTTTATCTCCTAAATATCTCCTTCCATTGTCCACAAAAATCCTTTTCATAAACATCAGGCCACTCTGTATTTCTTGCAATATAATATCCTCTTGGGTCGGCTTTTCCAATAACACTTTCATCATAATAAGTCTCTGTTACAAAAGGAGAGTTAAAATGACAATTCCCACCATGCTCAGAAGAAGGTACAAAATAATAACAATACTTACAAATCTTTTTCTTCATAATCTATCCATAACCTTGATTTTTTTCTGAATACAAAATCTTTAGTTGCTGAAACACAATATAAAGCCTGCTCTGCTACTTTTTCATCTACTGCTCCTTGTACTATAAAATAAGGATAATAAGATTCCAAGTCAAAAATAACTTCTTTGCAGTCTGTCATATCTTTGACTGCTTGTACGATTGTGTCTCTAAACTCTGGATGATAAATAGTATAAGTAGCAAGATACTCTAATTTGGTCTTAGCATCAGTATAGCTTGTTAGTTTTCGATGACTAAAAAAATTACCGCGAATAACAATATTACCATTTTCATCTGGTTTTAGTCTTTCAATATCAGAGCAGCCGGAAGATATTGAAAGAACATGTTTAGCTATTATCATATAAACAAGTTTTCCATGTTTTTATTCAAATACTCTTGTAACTCTTTTTCTGGTAAATTCTCTCTGTATTCTATTTCATCTTCAAGAACTCGGATTAAATCAATTAGTTCACAGTTTGTCATTGCTCTAATTTCTTTATCAGATAACATGATTATACCTCATTCTCTTGTAATTAGGCATTTTCTTCTCTTTAATTATTAATCTAAAAGTTGTAATATAACATAATAAACAGCAACATAAATACCACCAACAATAAAGCAAGTATCATTACTAATACTGGTAGTAGAAGAATTTAAAAATTTATATAATATTCCCCAACCAACAAGAAAAAGAAATCCAAGAACTATGGCAACAAAACCTTGTTTCATTTTTTCTCCTCATTACTAAACTAATAAATTAAAATAAATATATTACCAAGGAAAAAACATATATTTTGATTGGCTTTTATTTTCTCTAACCAATTAATAACAAGATTGTATAAAATAAGAAATACAAATAAAATAATATACTGTTTAAGCATCTTCTTTCCTATACTTAGTTTTATCAACATATGCTTTTAAAAACATTTTATGCTCTGCTTGTGTCATTCGAGCAGCTTTACAAGCAAACCCAACTAAAAAAATAAAGATTAATAACAGGAGAAGAATAACTTTTATTACTAAACTCATATAATTCCTCCTTTACTTAATTAGCTTGCCTGAGTGGACTCGAACCACCAACTTGTTGCTTAGAGGGCAACTATTCTTTCCAGTTGAATTACAGGCAAATGGTTAGCAGGTAGTTGGAATGGTATGACCGACAGTTTATTACTTCTAATAAACTCAATCCTCATTAATTGTACCTGCTTTTTAATATAATACTATTTTTATTAAAAGTCAATAGATTTAATAATATTTTTTATTTCATTTATAGCTACTTCATACTTATCTAATTGTACAACACACTTATCCAAAGAACCATAATGGTTCTCAAGACAACTCAACAACAATTTTTTAATTGCTTTTTCATCTGGAGAGTGCTGTAATTTAGATTCGTTATATAGCTTTTCAAGTTGTTTTTCTTTATCATTAAAGTAAGTCTCTATATCACTTAATGACCATTCTCCCCTCCTTATTGACTTTAATTGTTCTCTATTTCTAATTAAATCAAGATCACCTTCTATAAGAATTTGCTCACACTCACTCAAAAGCCTGACTAAATGATAAGAAAATTTCCAATCTATTCCATCTTCGGTAATATATTCTTTCCTTTTACCTATTGGATTTTTAGTTTTAATTTTATGTAGTTGAGAATAAGCGTAGCCTTTGAATTTGAACCAGCAGCCCTTATGCAAAAATAACTTTCTATTTTCTCTAACCATATTTCCTACTTCTGTACAATGCAAGATAGCAAACTGAGGTACAAAAAGAGAATCAATCATGTTTGGGTTATTTTCCATACACAACTGAAAATATTTTACTATATTATAAATGGAAAAATCATACTCTTTTTTTGCCTGCTCATCTTTGCAGTGATGCTGTTGCCATTGGTCAAATCTTTGTTTCTGTCTGCCAAATCCTTCTATTTCTCCTGCTAAATGTGGAAATATAACTTCTTTTTCAGGAATACAAAAACCATATACATCAATATCAGAATTTTCAGAACTGACTCCATAAGCAACAGAACCCATCATTGTTAGATATTGAGTATTAGGAGTAATAAAATCCGGTATCTTGATTATTCCCCTTTTGCTTAAACTTTTTAACAATTCAGACATTGATTTCCCTCCGCTATTCTATATTGTTCTTTTGCATATTCTAACTGGTCTTCTTTTGTTACTAAAATACCATCTAACTGCCTTTCGTAAATATCTTTTAGAACTTGGCCTAATCTTTTTCCTTGCTCAAAACCGAGAGAAATAAGATCATCACCACTTACAAAACATTTAGGCAATATTCTTTCTTCAGGTAAGTTTTCTGCTTTTTTCAAAAAATCAGTTAGTTTTTGAAAATCCTTTGAAGAAGAATAAATATCGGCATAAACCAAATTAATTAAATCAGTGTAATAAGGACTTACTTTCAACTTTCTCACTTTTGCTGTACTTAAATCTTTACTGACTCTCATGTGATTTTTAATAAGAAAACTTACATGCTCAATTTCTTCATTAGAGAATTTCAGTCTTTCCATAATCAATTTAGTTATTTCAGTACCTACTTGGTCATGCCCATTATTACTAATTTTATCTTGCTTGATTTCTTGAGTAAAAGGTTTGCCTATATCATGCAACAATCCAGCTAATTTCAAAAGATAGTTTTCATGGTTTAAACTACCCAAAACTAAAAGAGAATGAATATCAACAGTTCCTTCAGGATGATATTGTGGAGTTTGTTTATTACCAACCATAGTATAAAATTCAGGGATAATAAAATTCATTAAATTAGCAGATAATAATAAACTGACATAATAATCAGAATTAGGCTTAGACAAAGATTTTACCAATTCTTCTCTAATTCTTTCTTTAGATACAACTTGAATCTTATAAGCATTTCTTTTTACTGCACTAAGACTATCTTTATCACCTAAAAAGTCAAGAGTAGCAACAAATCGACAAAATCTCATCATCCTTAACTTATCTTCTTCAATTCTATCTTCAGGATTACCAATAAATCTTAAAATACAGTTATCAATATCCTTTTTTCCATTTACAAAATCATATAATTTATCTGAAATAGGGTCATAAAACAAGCCATTAATAGTAAAATCTCTTCTCTTGGCATCTTCCTCCATAGAACAAAAACTAACAGCATTCGGCCTTCTGCCATCACTTTCTTTTGAATCAGAGCGAAAAGTAGCTACTTCAAACTCAATATTATCAATTAATACTCTGACAACACCAAAAGATTTACCAACAGGAATAGTTCGTTCAAAAAGGGATTCTACTTGGTCGGGAGTAGCAGAAGTAGCAATATCATAGTCTTTAGGAGTGATATTTAATAATTTATCACGAACACAACCACCAGCAAAAACAGCCTCAAATCCTGCTTGCTGCAATACTCTTACAATTTTAGTTGCTTTTTCTTTCATTTTAACAATTCTCCTAATTCTACATAGCTTTTATCCAAAACTTTATCAACCATCTTCTGCTTTCTAACAATAGTTTCTGCAAGTACAACATCAAGAGTTCCGTCTACAACCAAGTGATAAACATTAACAGTACTTTTAGTTCCAATTCTATAAAGTCTATCTTCGCACTGAGTTATATTAGCAGGAACCCAATCAAGCTCTGCAAAAACTACTTTACTTGCTGCTGTAAGAGTAATACCAACTCCAGTAGCTAAAATAGAACCAACAAATACTTTAGTTTTTTCATTTGTTTGAAATTCATCTATATATTTTTGTCTGTCTTCGAGCTTTGTGTCTCCGTCTATTTTTACTGCTTTGTCCTTAAAATAGTCATAAATAATCTGCAAAACATCTTTATGATGAGCAAATACAACTACTTTTTCTCCAGATTCTAAAATATCTTCTACAAACTCCAAAACTTTAGGCGTTTTTGCAATAGCTGTTTTATGTCTTATTTTAGACAAAGCTTCAAAAATAAGAAAAGGACTGTTTAATTTTTCTAATTTTGACTCATACTCTATTTTTATTTTCTCTATCTCATTTCTTTCATTCTCAACAATATCTTTAATATCATCTGAAGAAAGATTAACAATTTGCACTATTTTAGGTGGAAGGTCTAAAAGATCACTTTTTTCTCTTCTCAACATAATAGTAGACCGTAGTTTAAACTGCAAATCTTCCAAATTAGAAGCCCCTGAAAAATCCCACCCCCATCTTGTTTGAATTGCTCCACAATAAGTTTGAAGGAAAAACCACTTATTAGGAAACAAATCAGGACAAAGTTCTTTTATAGTTGTCCATAGCTCAACAGGTTTATTCAATACAGGTGTTCCGGTTGCAAAAACTTTTTTCTTTGCTTTTTTGGTAATTACTTTCAGGCTTTTATATATCCTTGTTTTTTCGTTCTTTGCTTTATGTGACTCATCAACAATAACTAAATCCCATTCTTTGCTCAAACTATCCACGTATTTGTATAAAATCTCATAATTTATAATCATTATGTCCGATTCAGTATACTCAGTCGAAGACATAACAGAAATACTCAAGTCTTTTACTAGCCACTTCTCTAACTCCCTTTTCCAATTGAGTTTAAGAGTATTAGGGCAAATAACTAATATTTTATTTATGTCCGAATTATTAACTAAACCTATGATTTCTATTGTTTTACCGACTCCGGTGGGTTCGGACAGTAATGTATTGTTTCTATTCAACATAAAATCAATAGCAGTTTTTTGGTAATCAAAGTAGGACAAGTTGGAAGGGCAAGATAAAACAATATCTTTATTTAGTTTTATAGAAGATGATTGCTCAAAAGTAGCAAGTCTCTTTTTATACTCTGCTTCAAGTTCTTCTCTTAATTCTGTAGAAGCATATTGTACTAATTTATAAGCCAAATCAAAAGATTTAGTCCACCATACTTTTTTAGAAGCATTCCAAGTAAATCCAGCTTCTTTGGCTATATCTTTTTCTTGAAATGTGCACTGAAAAACATAAATATCATCTTGTCTTAATAACTTCAATTTTTCTCCTCCCTATGTTTATAGTTTATACAACTAAAATATAAAGCTATTTTTATTAAAAGTCAAGTAAAATCATTTTTATCCCTTTCGACCTTTAAATCTACTTGAATTTTATATTAAATCTGGTTAAATCTTCTGTATACTCAAGAGACTATACAGAACTCTGTCTCTCTGAGTGTAAATTTAAGTGATTTTATCCAGATTAAGACTTGTTTGGTTGTTTGATTAGCCTTTACGACAGTTGGAAGAGAAAATAAAAGAAAAAGAAACGACTTCAACTTTGATAGAATGGAATATCTGTCTGATTTATAGTAATGAAGTCTTTGTAGCAGAGTTTTAGCTTTGTTTATTATTAGAGTTTTAGTAAGTAAATGAGTAGTATTTCTCTTTACAGCTATTTCTTCATTGGATTTATTAAGTCTGTAAATCCTACTCCATTTATCTTTCCTAACTGATTCAAGTACGCCTTCTTTATATAATATACCAGTTAAGTGAGTAATAGAACAAATAGATGTTTTAATTCCATTTTCAGTGACTTTAGTATATAATTGTTTGTTAGTAAAATCTTCGTTCATGTACTTTTTAATTTCATAGAACAGATCAGAGCCTTTTCCTAACTTTTCTGCCCTGCTTTTTCTATAAGCGGTATGGATATAATAATTAGCTTCTTCAAAATCATCTTCGGTTATTTCAGCTTTTCTTAAATCAGTATATTTGAAATGAATACTGTAAACACTTGTCTCTCCATTTTTACCACCGTGTACTTTGTGGATAAATTTGAATTTTTTGAAGAATGGCACAGGCGTGGAGATACCGGAATAAGCTATGATTTGATTGTGTGTAATACTGACAAAGAATCCATTTTCTTTAATTGTCCCATATAAAATAAAATGACCAAGAATGGAATCCAGCACCCTTCTATAATATCTTTTTGAAAATTCTCTTTTAGATGGAAAATTATCAATAAGTGAGAGGAAATATTCTTTGTTGTCTTCTACCAGAGCTTTTCTTTTTGCCAACTCATCTTTGTGTACTTGAGTAAAAGATTCAATGGTATTTTTTATAGCCTCTTTTCTTGCTTTGTACTTTGGCAGAGAAATAAGTTTGTCATCTACTTTGTAAGATTCAAACTTTCTTGCATAAATAGAAGAATCAAGAATAATTTTTATCTGTTCTTCATTCATTCCTACAAAGTTTAAAGAAGAAATAATTTCACTTTCTTTTTGTGATCGGTCTTTATTCGCACTTGGATTATTAAGTAATTTTACTGCTCGTTCAGGCACTTTAGACCATAGTACAGCTTTTGAGTTTTCATTTTCAAGTTCTGGAATAATACCTGCTAATTTACAAACTTCTTCAAACTCTTTTTCATTGAGATATTTTATTTCTGCTCCATTACTAACATATTTAAACTCGGATATATCTGTCTTGATTTTAGACCCGCCGGATAAGACTTGGCATCCATTTGCTTTCAGCTCTATTTTTTTATTTGATTTGTTTTTATAAATCTGGTCAACAAGGAAATAAATATGCAACCCTCTTTTTGTGTGAACAATATGGGTTTCGTGTTTCTCTGTTATTTCCTTTGCTGATTTTTTTGTCTCTTCATTCATCTCATCAAAATCAAACACAACAAGACTGAGATTTCCTTTTACAGTTTTTCCAGTCAAGACACCAAAGTTCTCAGTGATGTAGTGTGTTTGGTAACAATAAGGATTGAAATGAGAGAGAAGCGGAGACTTCTTTTCTGGCGAGAGAGGAATAACAGACATTCCTCTTTGTGTGTACCATTTAGAAGTGTTTATTGTTGTTGAGATACCGTAGAAAGTTTTCATTTAATCCACCTTATTAAATAAAAAAAAGGCGAGAAGAAAGTTTATCGGCAAGATCTCTTTCTTTTACGCCTTTTTGTTATAAGCTCGATCTTGCCTACTTTATAACTTAATTTAAGAAAAGTCCGCAAGAAAAGCAAGTATTATTTATTACTCACAAAATATTGTGTCACTGCTTCTTTTACAAGCTGTGTTGCTGACATCCCTGCTTTATTTTCATAATAATGACAAATTTTATTAAATTCTTCTCTATCTTTATCATAACCTCTAACAGTAATTTTAAACTCTTTCTTGTCTCCCTCTACTTTTTCTGCTACTGCATTGAAAAGACCTCTTGATTTTGGCAAGAAACCGAAAAGGTACATTATTAAATAGTCTCTTTTTTCACAAGAGAGTATATTTAAGCAAAATCTTTCTTCTTTTTCTGTAAGTTTAATGCTATTTTCTTTACAGAAATCAGAGAAAGATTTAGTATGGATTTTATTAACTTTCATTTAGTCCCTATAATAGTAAAAGCTGGCTATTTTATTAACCAGCTTTAGTTAGATTGTTTACAAATACTTAACTCTTCATACCATTTTCAACACACTGGCGAACAAACTTGGAGAAAGACATTTTGGCATCTGTAATCTTCAGTTTTTCAACATATTCCGTTACTTTATCCAGCATCTCTTGACTTCCAAAGCTAACAGATTTATTAAACTGATTCTTAGCTTTCGTTTCCATTTCATCCATATTGATATTTCCTTTATAAAAAAGTTAATATAATTAATTATGTTAATATAAATATAATAAACCTTAAAGTCAAGAGAAATTTTTTAAGGGGTGGTATTAAACAAATTATTTAACCAATCCAGAAAGATAGATAATTTAGTTAATACAAGTGCCAAGATAAAGATACCGATAAATATATACCAAGATAGTTTTTTATTCATTTTTTTACCTTTTCTTTGTCCTCTGAATTTAGAGTTTACAGATTGACCTTGATTGGTTTTCTTCCGTGGTTTAATTTTTTCAATAGGTCTTACTGCTTTCATAAGTCCTCCTTGTCAATGTTAAATCTTTTAATCAGTTCATTAATTAATTCAATAGACCGGCTTTTTACCGATTCATAGGTTTTGCTATCAATACTATTCAAATAAGCATCTGACATGATAATTTGTTTTCTTAGTTTTTCAAGTGGAGCATAATATTTTAAAAATTTTGCATCCGGATCGCCCGTGTTTCTTGCTTCTCTTTCTATCCTGTCTATTGCTTTATTCTTACGGATATTATCTGTAACTGCTTTAATAAACTCTTCACCAAAATCATCTTTATCCAGATTAATTGTATAAATATCTTCAGCAATGTTTAACTCTCCATGTGCAATCTTTTCTTGAAATTGCGGATGTTGTTTTAAGAGTTCAACCAAAGACTGCTGACGCTTTTTTGAGATACCCCATTTCTTTTCAATTCGAGTATCAATTTCAGGATGAGATAGAAAGATATTATTTTTATCCAGAGTTTTCCATTCTTCCTCTGGAATAATATTTGTTTCTCTTCCCCAACAATTAGTCTTTTTAACTTCTAATCTGGCTTTGGCTATTTTCTTGGCTACTGCAATAGGATTAGGATTAGACCTGCCGCCAAAGTTAGAAGTCATTGCAACATCATCTACATTGATTATACTTTCATCTATAATAATTGCTTTGATCGTGCTCCAACCCAACAGTTTAGCTGCTCGCCATCGTTTCTCTCCATCTGTTAGTTCATAACCATTTTCTTTCTGGCAGACTACGACAGGATAAATTTGGCCATTCTCCATAAAGCTCAATCGGATAGACTCTACATCATCAAAGTTCTCTCTGATCTGTCCACCGTAAGGAGAGATTTTATCAACAGGAATTTCTATAATTTCTCTATCCAAAGCCTCTATCTTTTCTGTATCTTCTTCTTTTTGAGTAGATTTATAGAGTTTCCAAACCCTGTCAAATCCTTCATCATCTGTAACTTTGTACTTGCCATCTTCGAGAGAAATTACGTCAATTTTAAAAGCATTGCCTTGTTCTTTAGTAAATGACTCAACTACAAGACCGTCATTCCGAGTACAAACGAAACAAGCAGGCTGTCCGGGTATATACGGTGGATCAGCTATTTCTACTGTTACGTCCTCGCTCCTGTACTTTTCCTGCAAAGACAAGTGAACAAGTCTTTGCAGCAACAGATAAGCAGAATTAATATCTTTCTGTCTTTTTACTCGATCAAACAATTCATTAATATTTTTTAGAGCCATAACTACTCCTTATAGTTCAACTACTTCTTCGTTTGTTTTAGTCATAGGATTATATCAGTACCGATTATAGACATGAGACTGACCAGAACACGTACTTGTAACTCTGACTTTATCTCCATCTAACAATTCTGCTTTTGCACGACCTGAACAAGCAAGTTTATTATCATTTTTTAAAAGTACAGAGTGTTTACAAGTCCCACAACAAATCAAATTACTCTTTGCATCTTCTCTCTTTTCCCATCGCAATCTTACCATTTCTGTCTCCTCTGTTTAATCCTCATCTTTAAGCAAAAACTCAGGATTAATAACTTTGAACGATAGTCTTTGCTTGACGGTTTTTATGTTTGGAATAGTGTGTTCTTTGTATGATCTTACTACAATACCTTCTCTTTGGACAAAAGGATTTATAACAGATTTATCAATAGATGCTTTTACCCAATCTTCAACAGTTTTAGGAAAATTATTTAAACCAACCACAGGAACATGCTTTAATCCCAAAGAATCACATATATTAACAGTTTCAATATGGTCAAGGAAACAATTTTTGTCCAAGTCTTGAATTTGATAAATATAAAGTTCTTTTTCAGTTAATTTATACTTATTTCCTTGTATTCCTTGTCCAATAATTTCACCTTGAATACCGATATTTACTTTATTATCTTTGCAGTATTTAGTTAGTTTATTTAGAATATCATATTTTTCTTCCATTTCAAAATATTGTCCATTATCATACCCACCTTTTTTATTTTTAATCAGCCATACATTTCTTGAGCAAACACCTGTTTTTCCTTTATAGTAAAAATAAAACGCCGAACAACCATCCAGTTTTTCTGTAACATAGCATGGTCTTCCTTCAACAACAGGAAAAATATGATTTAATACTTCTGGAATAGCTTGAAGTCTTGTTTCATCTGATTTGATAGCAAAAGCAGGAAAAGACTGTGTTTTTCTATTAAATTTAAGTAAACCGATTTTAATAAGAAACCTTTTGAACCAGTTATATTTTATAGTAGGTTTCTTATTTTCAGAAAGTTCATCAAGATCATAGGCTTTTATACCAAGTTCTTCAGAAACATCATCCCCTTCTTTTCCTTTACCATTATAAGGAAAAACAATTCCTTGACTATAAACAGAACCAAGTTTCATTACTTTAATGCGGAATCCGCCAAACTTTTTAGAATAGCATCTTTTTCTTAAAAATTCATACTCTTTTTTTTCTGGTAATAAAGTATCTGGTTCTACATAAACACATAAATCTCCTGTTTTAAACTCACCTTTTTGAACTACTACATTCCAGCCGAGAATAGTAGCAAGCTCTATTTTGTCTTTTCCTTCTATTGGTTGTAAATTAATAATTTTTTGTATTGAAGCAAGCTGTCTCATTTATCCTCCTAATCTTGTTTAGCTGAAGATAATCCATAACTAATTATACCTGTTTCATCGTCTTCATACTCTGTTACTGTTACTTTTACTCCATTACAATTTATATAATCAAAATAATCCATTGTACTAATTTCATAATAGCTATTATCCACTACTGCATAATAAATAGTAATAATTTCTCCACTTTCTTTATCATATTCTTTTTCCATCACTACTTTGTTCAGAGTTCCGACAAAGTGCGATTTCTCTACTGGACAAGCCAAGAATAAAACAGAGAGAATGAATAAAGAAATAATAGACTTTTTCATATTATTTCTCCTCTTTAAATTCAACTTCTCCTTCAATTAAAATTTCTTTATCCAAACATTCAAGTATCCACTGGCAGTATTCTCTAATTTCTTCTATTGAATCTCCACAAATAGATACAGGTTCTTGAGTATATCCCATAATACTTTTATCTTTATTATAAAATACTTCTCTTACACTGTACCAAGATTTACCATCTGGAAATGTTTCTTTAACTACTCTATGGTTCCACATGCTTGTTTTATTCCTCTTCTGGTAAATATAAACCTTTTCTTTCTTTTAGCTGCAAAGTACCGTTTGTTTTCTCTAATTGTACTCCAGTTTCTAAAGGGGCACCATGCTTGTTTTTAAGTAATTGAAATACTATGCAGTTAGGATCATCACGAATTAAGTGCACTCCAAATATAAAAAAAGCGTTATTTTCAATTACTGACGAATCTTTTCCATCGCCCATTTTGCAAGGAGAGTATACTGAATCATCTTTACCCATTGTTCTATGCACATGAGCAAGGTATAATAATCGAGTGTTTAGTTTTCTTGGTAATTCTGTAAGTTGTAATACAGCTTTTCCTATCCTTGATTTTTCATCCAATCCTCCTTCATTAACTTTAAGAGCATGTAAGAAATCTATAATAATCAATTCTATTTTATCATGGTTTTCTTGAAATTTTAATATGCTCTTTTCTAACTCAGGAATAGATACTCCGACTTTATCTAAAACCAAATATCTGTCATAATCCGAACTGAATTTAATATTTTTATAGTTAGCTTCGATATAGTCTGTTTGCATCCCTGTTAATATCTGTGCTTCTCTTTCGTATAACATTTCTTTAGGCATTTCCATAGAGACATACAAACAATACCCAGGATAAGTTTTAACAAAGCTCTGGCAAATATGTTGAGCCACTAAGGACTTGCCAGCAGTGGGGCGACCTAAAATTACACCTGACTGTCCTGGTGCGATTCCTCTAATTTCTTTATCAATTTTCTCTGATATACCAAGTTTAATTCGTTTATCTTCTTTAATAAACTCATCATACTGTTTAACTGCGGAAGAAATAGAGACAAATTCCATATCTCCTTGTTCAGATAATACAGCATTTTTCTTTATTTTATCTTGGTATAAATAACAGTTTTTATCACAGTTATCATCAAGCATAAAATCATAGCAGGAATAAGTATATCCGCCTTCCCAAATAGACTGAAATGTTTCTTTAAGTTCTTCTGCTGTTGCTGGTGGAGTATTAAACTTATTCCAACTATGTAAAAATTCATAAGCTACATTCGGTTCATATCCTTGTTGTTTAAAATATGATATAATTCTACAACTTGCATTATTTCTGTCTCCCGATCCTACACCTTTTAGTAAATGGCTTATACATAATTTCATCTTAGGTTTAGAATCAAGAGTAAAGACAAACACGTTTTCATCTGGCACTAAATTAAAACAATCATCTTTCAGCTTAACTAAAGATTTTACAGATTCAGGTTTTCTACTTTTTAGAATTTGCTGTTGAGTTTTAGCAAGTTCTTTAATTTTATCTGGATAATCAAGCAGTTCAGGTAATATATTAATTTTGTACAATCCAGAACTATGATGCAACGAATTAGTAAGCCTGAACATACGCAAGTTAGAATATATGCTTTTGTCAAAACTAACTGTTGTAAGATTTTTAGCCAAAGCCAACAACTGAGCAGGAAGAGCAGAGCTTGGCTTAAACTCTCCAAATATATTACTGTCAATTATTACATGAAAGCCTCTTGATCCAGAAAAAGAAACTCTGTACTGGTCTATTCCTTTTTCTTCAAGTTCTTTTAGTAATTTCTTGGTTTTTCCACAAGCTATTTCCAAAGGTTCATCGTGACCACAATCAATATCAAAAGGCAGAAAAGGAATCCACATCTCATTTCTATAACCTTTTAATGATTGATTTTTTTGGAAATACTTAACTGCTTCTCCCCCGTACCAGAACAGACTTATCAGTACATCTTTGTCATCAGGTTTAACATATTCCTGAATTTTAGAGTGCAAGATAAGTCTGTTTCTGGCTTTATCTTTACCTACTGTTAGTAAAATATATTGGTAATCCATTTAAACCCTATCTATTTTATCCCAAAAAAGGATTATTCCCACCCAACTGTTGACCGTTTTCCTTCATTTTTAGAGCTTTCAATGCTCGACCAAGAGCAATACCTTTTCCTTTATTTTCGTTAGGAGTATCCAAGCTCGACCGGCGGGAAATTCCAACCCCTTTAATACCTTTTTCATCTTTTACTACTGCAATATAAAACCTGCCAACCCTATAAACTTCTTTATTATTCTCAAGTTCAAGAGTTTCCAGGGCAGGCTTTACAGCTTTAGCAACTTCAACTTTTTTCTTTGACATGATTTAGTCCTCCATTTTAGTTCGTTTATAACTTTTATAGAAAATAATTAATGAATAAATAATAGTAATATCTTCAAGATACATCTGTAAATCTCCGAGTTCAAATGGATTCAGGAGTGATAATATACAAAAAATAATACCTAAAAGATAGTAATTTTTCACTTGTTTTTACCTCCTTTTTTATCCAATTCAACAGCGATTGTCCATGCTTGAGCAATAGGAAGCTCATATTTATTAGCTAACTTAGGATATTTTTTTTCACAGACAGGCACATTTTCTTTTTTTGCCTGTTTAATAACTTTTATTGCTTTAGCTACTTCTTCGTGTAGTAGATAGCCAAAAAACTTTTTAAACTCGTCCAACACATCTCCAATAATAGGCTTTGTTTTACTTTCGATTAGAGACTTGATAACTTTTTCAAATTCATCTACTTCATAATACTGAAAATATATAGAGTACCACCACCGCACTGTGTCAGCTTTTAGGGGAATCTCAGGAGAAACACTGTCACGGTAAATCTTAATTAAGTTCTCGTATTCTGTCTGGGTCATTTATATAGTATCTCCTTCAAATAGGATTCTTGAATATTCTTTAGTTCGTTTATTGTTTTCTCATGATATTTAAGTACATTAACAATACTTTTAAGAATAGCCTGTACTTCTTCCCATTTACACCAATCACCATTCTCACTTTCCATATAATTTACTTTAGGAATCATTTTGAATCTTTTTATCATAGTGTCTCTCCTTCACTCATAGTTTCTTGTTTTAACATATTATTGAAAGTAGTTAGGATATATCTATAACTGTGAAATTCATCCAGACCAACTTTCAACTTTGAAATAGCTGTCAACATAATATCGAATTTTTCATCATCTGTTTTGGTAGAACTGGCTGTTACAACTTGGTTTAATAACATAGTAGAGTATGTATATTTACCTTTCCCTTCAGCAAAAACAGGGAATTTTTCAAGCTCCTTTCTAATACAATTTCTATATTCTTTATTTACTTGTGCTTGTGCATAATCAAGTGAATCTTCTTTGGAAAACTTTGGCATTTATTCCCCCTCTTTAGGAAGTCTAACAGGCATCAAAATCACAAGCATATTATCTTGTTCAACTAAAAACATTTTGTCAGGATTATCAAACTTAAAAGTAATGTTTTTTCCTTTAAATGTATTACAAACATCTTCTACATATTCTTTCTTAAACCCAGCAACAACAGGACTAGTACACATACATTCGACAGTAGATTTGTATTCGTTGTTATCTGAATGATCTGTGAATAACAAGTTAATAACATCTGTTTTAATATCAAATTTAATATTCGTAACACTCTTGTCTTTGCTCCTTTCTCTTGATTTAGGAAAAACAGAGAGAGCTTTTTTAAGTTTATCAGCATTTACAGAAAATTCTTTTGTTTTATCTTTTGTATCATCAACAATTCTTTTCCAATAAGGGTATGTTCCATCAAACTTTTTACAAAACAGTATCAAGTTTTCTGAATGAGCAACAAAAAATTCAGGCTGCTCAAACAAAGTAAAATAATCAAGTTTATTAATAAAATTATAAGATAAGATAATATCAAAATTATCTGAGTTAGTATAAGTATTTACTGCAAGTCTATGACCACAAGTAGCAACAATTTTTAGCTCGTTATCTTTACATTCAAGTTTAATTTGACTCAATATTTCTCTAAATTTATCATTACCAATATAAGGAGCAACTTTCATAATTTCAGCTACTGTTTTTTCATCAAAAGTAGCGACATATACTTGGTTTCCTCGACAAGGCAAGGGAAAATCTTCAACAGGAAGTTTATTAATTTCTTTTTCTGAAAACTCATATTTAATAGCAAGTTTATTTTCATCTTTGTGTTCAAACTCAAAAGGTTCAGTGAAACATTCATAAGGAATAAGAGTAGGTTCTACTTTTCCTTTATTTTTAAATGTAAGAATACCATAAAGTTCAAGGTCAGTACCAATTACTTCCAAATCTCCACCAATAACAGGATTAATAAGTAACTGTTTTAGCACCTCGATAGTTTTAACATTTTTTACAAATTTAAAAGTAGTCTTGATCTGCTTGATTTCTTCTTTAGTAAAATTCATGTTTTTATTCCTCCACAAGATTGTTATTTTCCAAATGTGCAAGAGAGACAGGTACAGTCCCACAATGAGTTAATAAAACAGTCAAACCAACTTTCATTAAATCATAGGCTTTTTGACACCGTTCTTTATCTACCACATAAACTCTTTTTGATCCGTTTACTCGCTTCATAGTACAAACAAGCCCACGGTTCCATGCTAAAAGCTCTTGTCTGTCAACTTGGAAATATTCATTAGTCATTTTTGCCCTCCATGATTTTAATTAGCTCATTTTTTGACATGCCAGATTCAAGGACATAATTTACAAGTCTTAGATATTTTTTAGACATAGAAGTATACCGACCTCTTTCCCAATTATGAAAAGTAATTCGTGTAACCCCCAACAACTCTGCAATTTCTTTTTGCTGTCCAAATATAATATATAATCTCTTAATAATTTTATTCATTTATTTCCTCCAACTTTAGCAGCTGCTTTTCCCATTGAATACAAAACAATAATTATAATAAGAATCTCAACCATTTTTTATCCTCCAACTTGGTTTTAGTCCAAACTCGTTTTCAAAAAAATCTTCAAACGTATCAAACTTATGAGCTTTTAATAACAAATTAATATTAACTTTGTCAGCTTTAAACTCCTTCCTCCAATGATTATAGTATTTCAGCTTGTTTACTACAAAGTTCCCATACTTGTTATTTTCAATATCTTTCAGGCATTTGCGGTAAACATAAAAATTCCGCAATTTCCAGCATCGTTTCAGTTCTTTTAGACGTTGTCGTTTTGATTTCATTAAATATGGCAGTCCACAATAATTATATAGTAATTTGAGTTAAGATAAGGTTCGATAAAGTTCTTATGCCAATTTTTATTAAACTCTTTTTCTTGTTCAGGAGTAGCACCAGAAATACCAAACCAACCCACTTCTCCTGCTTCGTGCCATTCTCCATCAGGTGTAATTACTGCATAAGTAGACCAGGGTTCATCAACAAACTCTTCTTTTGTCCCGAATCGTTTTTCAATAAACTCTTTTTTATAAAACTCATTAATATTTTTCCATGATTCTTCTTTTGCTGATTTTTCCCTTTCATTCATTTTATCAAACAAAACATTATCTAACAGAGCTTCATTTTTATTGCCGTCTTTTGTAATTAGTTCTCCGTTCCATCGACCACCGATTTCCCGCCAGTCCCACTTTGATTTAGGATTTTTTGCAGACCAAAGCCTAAAGTTTTCATCTACATACTCTTCTTTTGTTTCGTTATTACGTGGATAAAGATTTCCATTATCATCTTTATAGGATTTAATTTGATCTTCTAAGATTTCTTCATCTGTCCATGTAAGATGTTTAGGAAACTCATTTTTAATATAGTTAATATGGCCTGTGTTTTTACCATATTCATTTTCATACTTTTCAGGATTATCAAGAAACTCCTTATAGTAAGTATTTTTATATGTTTGAATTTCTTTTTTACCTTTTTCGATTAACTGTTCTTTTGTATATTTGATATAAAAATCAACTTCTTTGTTTTCATCAAAAGGCTCTAAGATTTCATTAATATTTTCAGGATCATCAGTAATAACAGCAACAGTATAGTGAGACATAATTTAGTCCTCCTTGTAAATTTTAGATACTTTTTCATCAATAACATCAGTAGTAAATACTTCAAAGCTCTTGCTTGAACCTTTGTGAGGAGTTTTCATATCAGATTCTTTTTCTTTAAGTTCATTTAGAATCTCTTGGTGAGGTTTACCCTTGATAAGCATTTGTTTTGCGGAGTTATACAGTTCGGAATAAGACAAAGAAGTAGAAAACTTGAAAGTATCAAATGCACCGAACATAGCACTAATCTTGACATTATCTGGTTCATTTTTCAAGATTTCTTTAAGTTCTTTTTCGATGTTTTTAACTTGGTCTTGTAAAGAAAGGTAAGCTCGACACAGATTTTCAAACTCTGTATCATTGAGGGATTTCATGTTGTTGGGGGGTTTGCTCGACCATTGATAGTTATTCTCTGGTATTTTCGTTTCGGCAACAAACTCTTTACCAGTAGGATAAACACCTTTAGTCTGGCAAAGATTTTTAAGATAAGTGGATTTGAATTTAGAAATATCTCCAGTAACGACTTGAAGATAGGCAGTCCGACCATCTACAACAGTCTCAAACACGTGAGTAAGATTAGTCATTTTTAATTCCTCCTATAATAAGTTAATTAAACTTCTTCAATCAATCCAAGCTCAATGGCTCTTTTTTCCTGTTCATCAGTCATCTCCATTGTCTCCAATTGTTCAGCTGGATCATCACAAATAAAAAACTGATTTGTAAACCAACAATCTTGACCATTTGATTCAGCCAGAAGCAAATACTTACCATTACTGGCTCTGAGCAAAGTAGTAGTTCCAGCATAATTCCCGTTGTTGTAATGATCTCTGTGAGCAATTTCTTCACACCGATCACTACTGTAACGCTTGCCTTCATACGTCGTTTTCATTTTAAATTCCTCCTTTGTTAAGTTCGATTGATAGAATATAAGTAAAATATATTAACAAGTCAAGATATATTATTTAGATTTTATTATTTATTCATCTTGTCCTCCCTTATCTACTTACTTCTATTTTTGCATTAGGAAACAACTTACAATATTCAAGATATTCTATTACAAATTTCAGTAATATATTATAGTTTCCCCAACCATTCTCAGGATTAAACTGTTCCAAGTATTCTTTATTATTATTCAAAAAAACCAATCCTTCTTCAAGTGGAGTTATTAACTCTTTTGCATAGATTAATCCAAGTTCTTCAGGCCGCCATAAATACATATACAAATTTGCATGTTCAGCCATTTTTCCCAAATTGTGTGTTATATTTGCATGATAAACAAAATCTGTATCAGGATTAGTAACAATATATGGAGTTTTGTCAGGGAATCTTTTCTCCCATTCAGCAAGAGAAATTTGTTTATTTTGTCCGTCTTCTCTAATATATATCTCACTCACTGGATTATGTGTATTTTCTTGCTTCAAGTAAATACCAAGGCTCATTTTATCCTCCTATTAAACAATTATACAATCTTCATGGTTTTTTACTATAACAATCAGATAAATCCCTTTGTTCTTATTTTTCTTATCCGGTTTTTTACCAATACAAATTTTGTTATTTTTTCCACAAGCCAGACAAAGCCAGCCCCTTTTTTTATCAAAATAATCCAAGTTTTTATCCGAGCTTGTATACATCAAAGCTATAAACTCTCCCATTTGCAGCTCATAACCTTTCCGCCATGTTCCGACTATCTCTATGTTCTCATTGTATTTCAATTTCCTAACTCCTTCATATAATCATAGTATTGTTGCATCTATCTAATCTCCTCCTATTATAAATTAATAAATATTATTTTCTAAATCTATCTGTAACATCTTCTCCGGTTTTAGTATCAAAAACTTGTAGAATATCAATAGAATCAGCACTTGCTTTTCCGTCAGTAGCCCACGGTTCATTAATTTTAGCATTTTCAGGTATTTGAATTAGTGCTTCATACGGCCTGAAAGGATAATTTACAGCACACCAAGACCTTGATCCGAAATGAAATCCAGGAAAACTACAAAGAACTCTCTCATCATCAGCAAAAATTTCTCCTTTTTTGAGAGTATTTAAACCAACTTTAAATTTATGGTTATTATTTGTTAAGTTAGCTCCAAATCTTTTCCAGTATTTATTATTAGGATATACTCCCATTATTTTTAGTAGTCCTTTAGTCTCACTAAGGTTAGCATTCCTAAGGTTAGCCCTACAAAGGTTAGCCTCACTAAGGTCAGCACCACGAAGGTTAGCATTCCTAAGGTCAGCACCACTAAGGTTAGCCTTTTCTCCACCCTCTTCATTATCCAACCATTTTTTATGGTTACTGATTACTTTTTTAATTTCTTCTTGTGTCATTTCAATTCCTCCTTTGTTAAATTCATTCAAATAAATATAAGTAAAATTTTTTAACTTATCAAGAGAAATTTAATATATTTTAAATTAATTCAGGTTTTGTATATTCATAAAAGTCTATTAGATTCTCAATACATTTTACTTGTTCATTGCCAAAAGTAATACGAATAAACTCTTTTAGACTAACAAGTTTATTAATATCATAACCAAACTGATTAGAAATATATGTATCGAATTTAATAATATCGAATGAAAATACACCAAAATATAACAAAGTAAAATCCACAAACCTTAAAATATTGACTTTGAAATATTCTTGAAACTGGTCATATAGTTTACACGCTTTTTCTCCTGCTGAAACAATTAAACAATAATTATCTTTCCAGCACTCTGCATTGTCTTCAATAACTTCTTTTAGAATACTTCGACCGTAGACTTTGTAAATTTCCCAAGATTCAAGGTATGTTTCAGGTTTATTAATTTCTACTTCAATTTCTTTAACAAATTTTACAGATACTTTTTGCCAGCCTTCCCCTTGTTCAAAGTAGTTTAATTTACCTTTTGTAATTTCACACGACCAACTTGCAACATAGTATTTACTTGTTTTGGTATTAAGATAAAGTTTCATTATTCCCTCCAAGTTTTAATAATATATGAGATTCCAAATATATCTATACAAAAAAACAAAGTTAGAAATAAGTAGTGAATAAACATATTAGTTAGCCTTTTCTTTAGTTTGTTTACAATGACAAATTTGTGTATTATCTCCATATGTTACACCATGCCAGAAATATCCATTAAAAATAAACCAAGTGTCATATCTTTTGCCGGTTATGTTGTGCATTCCTTTTTTATAGTGTAAATAATCAAACTTTAATGTACCAGGCCAATTAGTAACTTGTGCATAATTACTTGAACCATTGTTTACAATAGTCAAGTACAAAATAGCTCGACCGGTTTTAATCATTTCTTTTTTATCCAAGTCAGCACAGCAGTCATAACATATTTTATTATTATCTTTATCTATTCCGTATCCAGTAGTATGTTCGCTATTGTTGACTTTGGTATTTTTGCAAATATGACAGGCAAAAGTATTCATTTTGTTAATCTCCTTATTTAAATAATATTTTTTTAAACAAAACCACAGTAAAGCCATTAATAAAATCTTTTCCAAAATATATATCAGGCGGACAAAGATATTTTTTGCAAGGTACTACTACGTGTTTCTGTTTTGTTTTAATTGTTTCCATTGTAGCAAATAGCCTTGCATCTTTGGCATTATGGAAAAACATTGTTATCTCTCCTTATTTAAATAATATTTTATAGAAAACAGGATCATTAACTTTTAGCCAGTCATGCCGAAACAAATCTTGGAAATCAATCTCCCGACCTTTCATCTTTATTTCTTCTCTTGTGTTAATAAGCAGGTTTTTTTGTTCAGCCAAAATTTCTTTGATTCGTTCCATTTTCAAATCCTCCAAGTTTATTAATTAAAAAATTCATCTATGAATTGTTTTGTAAACTCATAATTAGGTTTCCAAAACATTAAATCATTTTCAATATCCCACCAGAAATCGACTTGTCTACCAAACTCGCCTTCATTAACATATGTATCAAAGCCAGAAAATTCATGTAAGTGGAATTTACGATCTGCGAGCTTGAGCAAATACTCATCAATTTCTTTTTTTTTGTTCTTCAGTACAAAAACAAACAACAGCTTTTTTATTTTTTACAACTATAACTTCTAAATCATAGTTTTTTCTGTTTTCTCTCATTCTTTTTAAAGATTCTGGCAAAGCCCCCCATTCAAATTCAGCAGCACCCATATAATCAAACTGTAATATTCCATCTATACCTTTTCTGTCACTTTCATAAAACTTTGCACGTTGAATCAAATAAGCATTCATTTTCAAATCCTCCAAGTTAGTTTTATTGACTATTTTAATATAAGTAAAATTTTTTAACTTGTCAAGTAAAATCTGAATTATTTTAGGAAATTTTGCGGAAATAATAAAGCGGAAATATTAGGATTTAACGGAAATATAATTAGCTATTTATATATTCTACATATGCACACTTTACTTTATATATATACTCTCTTGTCTCTCTTGGTAATCTTTTATTTAGTACATTCGACCGGCCAAAATTATAAGATGCAAGAATCATTTCCAAGTTATCAGGTGAAAAATTCTTTAACCACTTAATAAACTCTATACTTTTAGAAATATATTCTCTTTCATTATATATATTAACTCCATGTATAGGCATTAACTGAAATAAGCCTCTTGCTCCCTTGTAAGATACTGCATATTTATCAAACCTGGATTCAACCTGCATAATAGCCAAGACTAATAAATAATCAATATCATTTTTAATTGATTCCTGGTAAATATGCAAGCTCATATATTGTAAATCTTTTGGTAATATATTATTGATTTTTTCAATGTGATCTAATACTGTAATTTGTTCAAACTCAAATATATAAGGTATGAGAGGAGCTTGAATTTTACAGCAAAACATAAACGGCAGAAAATATATAAGATAACGTAATTTCATAATATATAACTCCTTAAATATATAAGGTTAAAAATATATAGTGGAACAAGGGTAAAAATATATAAGCAAAAATAGGGCCAGAGTGCAGCAGAGCACCAAGGCACCAAGTCG